CTATCCTGCAATACCGCTGATATCCAAGTCCGCTTCGACCTCCGACCAGACCACGTCCGCATGGTCTCTCTGGTAGTTGCGCGTCATCTCTTCGCTGGCATGGCCGGCGATCTTCTGCCCGTCCTTTCCGGCGCGCTTGTACAGGTGCAGCGACAGGGCGCGGATCTCGTGAAAGCCTGGCATTTCCTCTTCTTTCCAACCCTTGTAGCACCCGCATGCATCGCGCGCATCCTTGAAAGCCCTGGTCAAGAATCGCTCGTCGACCTTTGTCCAATGGTCCTTGCCCTCGCGTTTTTTCTTGCGCTCTGGCCGGCGGTGTATCAGGTAGGGCGATAGCACGTCATCGCGGCACCGCGCGAGCACCGCCTGCAACTGCGGTGTGATTTTGATCTTCAGCCAGCCCGCGTCAGCAGCCTTGGCGGTTTTGTTCTGCACCACGTACAAGAAGCCCTCACGGGCGTCCTCGAACTTCATGTCCAGGATGTCGCCGCGGCGCTGGGCAGTGAGCAGACCGATATCGATAGCGTTCTGGAGCCATAGTGGGGCTCGCGCGCGGATCGCGGCCAAGCCCTCGACGGTGTGGCGCTTGCGCTGTTTCTTCTCGATCTTGGGGATGGTGCTGGCGGCTGGATTATCGGGGCACAGGCCCTTCGCCGCGGCGTGGGTGAACACGTCAGCTAGTAGAGCGCGGGCTTGGTTCGCCGCCCGCGCGGTGAGGGGTTCCAGGAACTCGGCCACCATGCGGATAGTGATCCGGTCAATTACCTTGTCGCCGAGGGCCACGCGGATCTGCTTGAAGCGGACCTTGTACAGGTCCAGCGTTGCCTGTGCGAGCTCGCGCTGCGGAAGAACCTTGCTTTCGTAGTCGTTGAGGAAGGACCCCAGTGTGATGCTGTGCTCATCCAGAACGGCAGACACCAGGTCGCCACCACGCAGGAAGGTGAGATTTAGCTGCTGGGCAGCATCGATCGCGCGGCCCCGGTCGGCGCCGAATTGAAACCACTTGCCGTCCGTGGGGCGGCGGTAGCGGTAGGTACCCCGGCGCCCATCGAAGTACAGGTTCACGGGGAGGCCTTTGTTCGCCTTGTTGCGTGGTCGTGGGACCATCACGCGGCTCCTTTCATCACCATGTCGACCAGAGGATTGCCTGTCAGCCGCTGGTAGGCAGCCCAGTCAACGTACCAGATGTTTCCGATGCGCTCGCCAGGTATCTTCCGGTCGCGCAGGTAGTTGCGGATTGCCTGGGAGCACAACGGGGTGCCGTTCTCGCCCCATTTGCGACGCTGGAATTCGCTGATCTTGATCAGTTCTTTTTTCATAAGGGCTCCGTGCCGCGCTTAGCGGCAGAAGGGGTTATTGAGCAGGGTTTATCGGGTGAGCGATGCCTTCGGCAATTACGTTTTCGACCGAGAGCGCCAGGCTCACTGCATCCCCCAGATACGCCTGATTAACCGAGCTATCCTGATGTGCAACGATTGAATCAGTCAGTTCGTTCATCTCACTCAGGCCTTGCAGCGCCTGGTGTCGGACCTGCTCGATCGTCAGCCCCTCAGGGACCTCGAAAACGGTCGTAACCGTGGTGATAACGCTGATTTTTGGCATAGCAATCTCCGGCCCGCCGATCACCGGCAGGCTGCATAGATGGGATGGGTTAGGCTGGCTTGATCGGGTTCTGGCGCTTGCGTGCGGCAAGGACCAGCGCCTTGGATGCCTTCGCAACTCCGCCGACAACGTCTTCGGGGATAATCGCGGTGTTGCAGTGCGGGCACAGCGGCGCGGTTTTGGTGCTACGCCATGCCTCGTCCATGACCTTGGCAGCCCGGCTACGTGCCTGGAACTGCTCAGCCTCAGCTAGCGCCTCACTGCGCCGCCGCAGTTGTGCATTTGCACCATGCAGGCGTTCAACCAGGCTGACGAATGCGTCGAATGCTTCAACTTCACTTTCGCAGTCACTGCACCAGACACGGCGCTCGTTGTGGTCGTAGACCAGCTTCTTGTGCGCACAGGAGGATAGCGGTCGGCGGGTCAGGCCCCGCGCCACACGCAGATCCTCGATCTGAACGACCTTCACGCCGTAGATATAGTCCTGTGGTTCGATAGGTGCGCTCACGGCATCAACTCCTTGGGCACCTGCACGGTGTCACCCAGCGCAGCGGCAGCCACAATCGCGCGGCATACGGCGACGGTTGAACTTGAGTGGTAGCCACTCCCGGTCATTCCAACAAGCGCCTCATACTCTTCGAAGGCGTAGATCAGGCTGACGTGGTACTTGTCCAAAAGCGGTCCTGCCACCGCCCAGTCCGTCGACGGCGAGTACTTTCCGCCGGTCCCTGGCCGGTAGACGCGCCAGTCGGTGCCGTAGTGGGGCTCGGCGATGGCCACCTCGATGCCCTCGACCTGTGCCACGGCCCAGTCAAGGGCGGCGCCGGCAAGGGCGCTGGTCTGTACCTCGATCAGGTCGGTCATGGCGTCACCACCGTATCGCGCCACTTTTCCCAACCTTCACCGTACTCATGGCAATAGGTCGCCGGCCATGCGCCGCGGGTACCTTCGGGCACGAAGTGATAAAAGCTGGCGTAGGTGTCGCGACCAGGAACGGTTTTGACCCAAACGTGCTCAGGGCCTCCGAGGCACCAACGTGGACGCTCCTTCACAGCCTCAGCCATGAAGAGTTCCAGATCGTGATGACCGCGGCTCATGCAGATGTAGGTGTCCTCGCCTACTGATTCGATATCCAGCGGATAGAATTTCATTGGCATAGCTCCGCCACACCGCTACAGCGGCTGACTTTGATGTGGTTGGGGTTTATCCAGCCTGGAAGTTGGCGTTCTTGAGGAAGCTGCCGACGAGCATGCCGAGGGGGAGTTGAAGGCAGAGCCAGATGGTGAGGATTTGCGTGGTGAGAAGGGTCATGCTGCCTCCGACTGTTGTTGGGCGTGGCGCCACGGATCGTTCGCCCGGGCCAGCGCCGCCATCGGCGGTGGGCTGACGCTGTTCCCACACATGTGCACCTGCTCGGTCTTCGTGAACTTCCTGCCGTCGGCGCCTTTGTCGATGATGTAGTCGGCAGGAAAGCCCTGGGCGCGGTAGAGCTCATGGGGCTGGAGCATCCGCAGGCAGATATCGACGATCACGTAGGGAGTGCCCTTGACCATCACGGTTACCAGCGCCAGCCGATCCTTGGTGGTGATCGTCGGAGCCGGGCTTTCGCAGCCGCTCATGTTCTCGGTGCCGTAATAGCTGATCAGGAAAGCAGCGACCCGCAGCGCGCCCTCTTCATGCTCGGGCGACAGCTTCAGCTCTACCAACGAGCTCTTGCCACCACCGCCGGCCGTGATCGTTGGTGCCGGTTCGTCGATAGCCTGGCCGACGCTGGCACCGAACTGGCGCTCCATGAACGCGGTGACCAAACCGTGGTGGGTGCCGCCGGCGCTGATCGTGTGTAGTGGGTCGGGAGTGTCCCGCGCGTCACAGTTGCCGCGCAGGTGCACCAGGTTGGCAGTGACGAGCTGCTGCTGGCTTCCGGTATTGGTGACTGTGGTCATGGGCTCGTCCATGGGCCTGGCGTCGGTGGTGTTGAATCCGCCGTTCATTTGGGCCATGACTGCCATGCACACGCCCATGGCATGTGCGGCGCCGGCCGGGCGCTGGTAGTTGCCGCCGCTGGTGATGGTTGGCATAGGCTCATCGAGCGCTTTTCCCGCATCATCGAACCGGAATTTCACTAGGTGCGCCGCGGCGATGGCATGACCGCCGGATGCAGTGCCGGTGCCAAGAGGTTCCGCAGCGTCCTTGGTCCCCTGGCCCCATCGCTGAACGCCGCCGGGCTTGCCTTCACCATGTGCGGCGGTGACCATCACCGGGCTGATCATCGTCAGCTCGCCGCGGTTGGCGCATGTCACGGTTGGCAGCGGCTCACATGGATCGTTGACCCGGTCGCTACCCTGGTGGGTGGCGGGCGCGATGATAGGACTGGCCATGGCGAATGACCCACCGCGTGGCCACGACGTCACGGTGCGCAAGGGCTCTTGAGCAGATTGAGCCAGCTCGCCGGACCAGTTCGCGATCGGCACGATAAAAGGGCTGGCGCTGTCGATCACGAACTTCTTCATGCCCTTGGCTACCCGGCGTAGCGTGGCGGGGGCCAAGTCCTTCTTGCGGCCGAAAATGCTTTTGCTCGGTACCGACCAATCAATGCAGTCGGCGGCAGTGCGCCACTTCTGCTGGCCCTTGGCTGGCTTACGGGCGTGGGTTGGCTCTGGCCACACGATGGGTTGACCGTCGCATCGGGCGATCATGAACAAGCGTTCGCGGCTGGTGGGCGCGCCGAAGTCGCAGGCTTTGATCACCCGCCACTCGACCGCATAGCCCATGCCTTCCAGCAGTGCCACGAACCGCCGCCAGGTTGTGCCGCGGCGCTTTGGATCGGGGACTAGGAACTGCTGGTGCACAGGAACCACTTCGCCCGGCGCGGCGACCTGGCCGCCCAGCTTCATCACCCGCCCAGTGAGTTTGTCGCGCTTGGCGATCAGCGGGCCCCATTGCAGGATCTGCTTCACGTTCTCCAGGCTGAGCACCCGCGGCCGTTTCTTGCCCCCCCATTTCAGGCCGATCCACGACAGATTTCGAATTTCGCGCTTGCGCGGCTGGCCGCCGGCGGCCTGGCTGTGGTGGGTGCAGTCGGGGCTCATGTGGAACCAGCCCACCGCACGGCCGCCGCATTCCTCGTCGGGGTCGCCCTCGAACACGTCGGTGGTGTAGTGCCGGGCCGCCGGGTGGTTGGCGGTGTGCATGCTGATCGCCGCAGGGTTGTGGTTCTTGGCTACAGTGACCGCTCGGCCCAGGCCCATCTCCAGCCCGGTACCGGCGCCGCCGCCACCACAGAAGAAGTCCACCACGATCTCATCGTCTATCGGGTCGAAGCCAAGTCCGTATTGGGTTTTGAAGTCGAGCGGGTGTTTCTTGAATGAGGTCATAGGTATTCCTTTCAGACAGCCGCCCGCCTGCCGAGGCGTTCAGCGTGATAGGTGAATGGGGGAAGGATTAGAAGTCTGAGAGCGGCGACTTGCCTTTGATCACGTGCAGATCGGAATGGGCGTCCCACAGGCTCGGATAGCCGAGTTCTAGGGCGCGCGCACTGAGAAGATCCCACTGGTGCGCTTTGGACAGAACTGCATTGGCATCGCGCCGGGCCTGGATCTTTTCGAGGACTCGGCGACAACGCTTGCAAGTCACCAGCGCCACCCAAGCCGTGAAGTGCTGGGGTTCGAACTCACCTTCGGTACCGCAGAACGTACGGTCCGATTCATCTGCGTCAGGCTCGTAATGGATGGCTCGTTTGCTCATGGGGCGAGCCTCCAATTGATATTGTTGAAGCCATTGCTGTGCGCGACGACGTACCCGCGCTTCTCCATCCGGCGCAGATAACCGCGCAGTCGGCTGCAGGGTATGTCCAGCACTCGCCCAGCCATGTAGGTGCTCGACCCTGAACTCTCTGCCAGGTAGCGGGCAATGCGCAGGAATAGCTCGCGATCGGCAGTTGTGATCGCCGCCTGGCGCCAGTCCTGGGTGATACGCACCTCGTTTTCGAGGATTGGGCTCATGGCAATCTCCAGATACGCGCCGCCCTCCGATATCTCGGTGAGTGGCAAATAGGGGTGGGGTTGGGTTATAGGTGTTAACCGGCATAGGGCCGGATCAAGGAGATAGAAATGCAACAAGAAAGGCACCGGGGCTTTTTCGAGTTCTTCCAGCGATATCCCGACGCAGAGAGACACGAGCAGCTGCATTCGAACGGCTATAGGTCGACTATTTCCGTAGGCCTATTCTCAGGGGAAGTCGATGCAGCGTTCATAGGTGTTTACAAGGCAGATGGCAGCCTCAGAAGCGAGGAAAATTTGCCGTTGGACATTCTTGAAGGCAGCTTTGGAAGAAACCTACACTACGGCCTGTTGCTTTCTGAGTTGACTAAAATGGCTGTTGATAAGGCTGGAGCCGCCATCAGCAGTTAGTCGTCCTGACCTACTCGCCAGGCTTCCCTTTGATATGCCAGCTCCAGCCGCCGCGCCACAACCGGCGATACCGTGATTTCGTGGCGCGGCACTTCCAGCAACGGCAGTGCCCGATCAGGCCCTAATTCATGCAGCCGGTGAATCATCAGGGTCAGCGCCTCGCCCTGTTCCTCGATGCCCGCCCAATGCATCAGCTCGGCCAGCGCCTGCTTGGTGCCCGGCCGGACCTTCAGTCGCAGATCCTCTTCCTGCAGCCTGGCGGCCTTTTCGTGCCGGCGTTGATCACGCTGCTTCTGATCCATCGCCATCACGCCGCCTCCTGCGCTTGTTCCTCGGGTAAGTAGTGCTTAAGGGCTTGCCACACGATCTGATGCGGTGCCTTGGACTGCGCGCACATCAGTACGATTTTCTGCGTGGCCTTGTCCCTGGCGCGGTTCCCGGAGCTGGCCAGGATCTCCCGCAGCCTGTCCGGGGAAGGGTGGTAGTGCGCCGCGAGAGCCATGTGCAGAAGCACGTCCAGGCTATCCAGCGGTCGACTGCCGGCGCGCCACCACAAGTGCGGTTTGCCTACGCCGCCGCGCTCGCGACACGCCTTGCCCTGGCCCTCAAGCTCGGCCAGGTCTGCGCGGGCCTGTTGAATCGTCATGCCGGCAGCATCCGCCAGCATCTGCGCCGTCATCCCTGCGGCCTTGGTGAGGTATCGCCATAGTGGGGTCATGTTCTATCCCGCTTGCTGGGAGGTTGTAGTTGTGGGCGCGGCGCCGGGCGTTGGCCATGGTGCTGATGCGCCTCATGCCGCACGCGCCCGTTGCCAGACGCCCATGGCGGTGAACACGGCATTGGCCTGGGCCTCGGTGAGGCTTGTCTGGTCGGGAACAGCGATCCAGCCCGAACCGATCACATGCTTTTGGTTGGCTGAAGCGCAGACTTCGGCGTGCTTTTCGATCATCAGCGCTTCGAGGTTCGCCACCAGGTGGATACCTGCTGTGCTGAACTCGGTCGCCTTGCTGTACTGGGCGCCGGCAGGGTCCTGGCAGAACACCGCGATGTACACCGTCCAGCAGTGGGCCAGGTCGCATAGAGCGTCAGCCACCTCCCTGCTGCGAATCTGCTTGCAGGTCTTCCAGTTCACCATCACCTGGATATCGCCCGGCTCGACGTTGGCCACCGCGGCGTGATTGGTTCGCACCAGGGCCCGGCGGGCGCGGTCAATCTGGACGCGCCGGTTGCAGGCCTTGCGGACCTTGCTCACGATTCACCCCGCCCGCGAACCGGGTAATCAATCAGGTATTTGTCGATGAGCCTGATCAGCACCTTGGCATTCAGCCCCAAGTGCCTGGCGCAGGCGGCGCGGGTGCAGCCCAGCTCCTTTACCGCCTTGATCCGCTCGACCAGTGCCAATTCCTTTTCCTTGTCGCCGGCCTGGCGGAACCGCAGGCCGTTCTGTCCGGCGATACGTTTGAGCGACGTCCGACCTATACCCAGCCTCGCGCACATCTGCTCCTGGCTCATGCCCTCGAAGATACATTGGCGGATCTGCGGGAGCAGCTGGCGATCTTCTTCGCGCGCTGCGGCGGAAGCTCGGCTGGCGAACTTCACCCCGTAGGTCGCGGCAATTTGGCTAGCCCGCCTGGCGCTGATGTGCAGATCCTTCGCCGCGGCAACGACGCCAAGGTCGTAATAGTCCCTCATTTTCTCCGCGATACCCGCTTCAAAAGCTTGGGCGGATGCCGACTTCTGAGCCTTGGCCGCACGGTTGCGCTTAGCCCGGGCGGGATCAGACTCGGTACCCGGACTGAGGTACGTCGAAGGCGATATCGGCTCGCTGTTGAACGGGATCGGGTTGAACAGGCTGCGGCTGGTGGGCACCACCTGGATGACGTTGCCCTTGGCCAAGTATCCGTCCATGGCACGGGCAAGCATGGCGCGGTCGATATCCTTGGCCTGAATGGAGCTTGTTTCGAGAGTGATCATGCAGATTCCTCCATCGGCATCAGCTCAGCTTTTCGTTTGTCCTTCGCTGTTACCACTTGGTTGACAAGCCCATCGAATCCAATGGCGAGCACTTTCGCGGCATTGAAGGCAGCTTGGAGGCCTGCCATGTCGGGCGCTTTAGCAATGTCTGCGAGTGCATCCACCAGCAACTCTTTGGCGCGCGCCTCCGGACTGACACCTGAGTTAAGCCAGGCCAACAGCTTCTGGCCGGTTGCCTCGGTGATGAGCTCGGGCTTGTCGAATAGCTTCGTTCGATCCTTGCTAGCCATCGCGGTGTGCACGTCGTGCGTCAGGTCCAGCACCACGGTGAATTCGTAGTCGGTGCCGTCGCGCTGTTCGGACTTCATGCCCAGCTTCACGATCTTTTTGCCCTCACCCTGGACTGTTTCCGTCTTGCTGCGCATGGTGCAGATGACGTGAAGGGTGCTGGTAAGGATCTTGTTCGTGAGCTGCCGGTGCCGCGGCGTGGTTTCGTTCCAAGCGGCCCAGGTGTTGCCCCGAAACTTCTGGTGGGCGAGCGCCTCATTCGATTCCAGGCAGCCCCCAGGACCGGTCCACTCATGTGAGTAGCTATCTATGATCAGTACGCTGTAGCCGGCGGTCTCGGCAGCGGTGATGGCCTCAACGTATCGTTCAGGCGAGAAGGGCGCCTGCAGCTCTAGAACATCGAAGTCGGCGATGTCGGAGTAGAGCGAGGCACTGCCCTGCTCGGTGTCGATAACCGCGATCCGCCCGCCCAGACCTTTGGCCATGAGCAGGGCGGAGTAGGTTTTTCCTGAGCCCGACGGCCCGGCAAGTGCCAGCCTTAGCTTGGCCTGCTTGCGTTCAGCTTTCTTGAACATGAGTGGTTGCCTCAATTGGCGTTGTTTTCCCATTCCCGCTCGATCAAGCGGGCCTCGTCTTCGTATGCGGCGCGGTCGTCGCCAGTGAATTGCTCAGGCGCGAACTCGCCGACCTGGGCCCAATCGATATGGGCGGTCATGCGTGGGGTGCTCATGGGGTGCTCAGTAAGCGATGGTGATTGCCGGGATGTGCTTGCTGGCAATCAGTGTGATGGCCTGCTTTGCGCAAGCTTCGGTCATACCGTGAGTCATGAACGCTGCGATGGCGGCGCGGTTGATGGTGCGGCGATGCTCCACATCAGCCTCACGCAGCCTTTCCTGCCGGATGATCTCTTCGGCAGCTGCCTTTTGGCGCGCAAGCTCGTCGAGGCGGGCCTGTTCCACAGCTTCAGCGTGTCGACGTTCAGCGGCGATTCTGTTTTGCTCGGCGCGCTGCTCAGCGGCCAGGCGATCCGCTTTTTCCTGTGCTGCTGCGCGCTCGGCTTGCTCGGCCTGGAGCTTCAACTGCAGCTCGCGCTGTGATGCGGCTTCTCGCTCAGCTTGTGCGCGCTGATCGGCTTCCCGTTGGGCTTGCGCCGCTGCTTCACCGGCAATGGCTGCTTCATGCTCGGCGCGTTCCCGCTCAGCTTTTTCAGCATTGAAGCGAGCGATCTCGGCCAGCTCGGCTTCATGCTTTTGCCGCACTGCCAGAGTGTCACGAAGCGTCTTCAGCGAGTCGTCTTTGGCGCGCGCTGCCTCGGTTTCGAACTCTTGCCACCGATCACCCAGCTCAATCGCCTCGACCATTTCGATGCGGCCCAGCAGGTCGTCAACGATGATCCCTTCGAGGTCGGAGGCCAGCATAGTGATGCGCAGGATCGCGTCACGGTGACGGTCGATCCGAGCATCCTCTGCTGCCTGCCAATCATCCAGCGGCTTGCGCACTTCCTTTTGCCAAAGCTCCAGGGTGTCCCATACGCGCTTTCGTTCGGCGTCGATCTTCTTCGGGAGCTCCTTCTGTTTGGCGGACAGCGCCTTTCCCACCGCTTATAAAGCAGTCTTGGACTTGGCAATCTGATGCGCCATCGACGCATACCGATCACGACCCTTCTGTGTGGTCAATTCAGGTAGCGTTTTGTTGAACTCGTCTACCTTCAGCCGGACCTGCTGCAGCCAGGGCTCAAGGCCTTTTTCAGTGGTGAATACCTGGAGCGCCGTTTCAGCAGGCGGCACTTCTGACAGCTCTTTGGATGAGGTCATGCTGACTCCTTGCGCTCCATCTTGAGCGTCTTCATGGGTGAGAGGGCTGCTGCCGCAAACAATTTGCATTTGGCTAATTGCGCGGCCTATCCGGCCTGGCAGCCCGGCCAATCGCTTTCTTTCAGCTAACTTTTGGCGGGCTGCAATAAGCGCGTTGGTTTCGTCGTCGAACCAATCGTCAACGGATGCAGTTGAGGAATCTGCGGACATCCGGCGATCGATTTCGAGAGCTTGGAAACTGTCGGCATAAACCTCGTTGCTGCTCATTGACGGCAACCCTCGATGCGATACCTGAGAACGTGAAGGCGCCGGCCATTCGGTGCGGGATCTTCATACTGCTCGACTGGGGCGCCGTAGAAACCGCGTCGCTCGGCCAGCCGGTAGGCATCGCGCATATCGAATGCGCTGACGTCCTCCAACTGCTCATCTCGCGTGCTTTTCACCAATGGGGTAGTCATGCGACCTCCTGGCGATTCGCCTGACAGAGCAGGACGACCCGGCGACTTCTGACAGCCCTTATGCGCTCATGCATCAGCGTCGACTCTTCGTGGGTTATATCGCCTGCAAAAAGCGCATACGAAATCAGACCTGCCGCCCATCCCAGCTCATGCTCAAAGCCAAGGATATGGGCTGTAGACATGCCCGAGGCATTGGCCAGGTGATTTTCAAACGCTGACCTAGCGGTTTTGTTGATCAATTCCTTATCCCCCTCAACAGCTGGCGGGCCAGCTCATGAGCATGGCAAGCATCGTCCAGGCTCAACATGGCGTACTTGCTATCTGCTACCGCGAGGAATCCCCGAGCCCTGGCGATATGGCTGCGAGCAACATCAAAACACTGCTGAACCGCCGACCGTGGCCAAGCTTGGCTTGAGCGGCGGCGCGGAAGTTTCTCCAATCGTTTGGCCATGGTGGGGTCCTCGGTGGGTTATTCGGTGGGTGGCTCTGGAAGGGGCTGCCAGTGAGTAGGCTCGTACTCATCGCTGGCGTCGCTTTCGTTGGCGTCCCACTTGCCGCTAGAGTTGAAGTAAAAGTCGTAGCAGCGCGCCCACATCCAGCCATCAGTGCTAGAGCCACGCTCACCGACAGTTATGATGTTCTCCGGCATGCGCAGCCAAACGGGGGTGTCCAGTTCCGGCAGCCTGTCACTGCACTTGATCCAGCCATGGTCTTTCTGCTGAATTGCACGCATCGCGACGGCGTGGCCAGCCACCGCCTTGTGTTCTGTCACGGCGGTAACACTCAGGACCGTCAGTGATGAGCCGCCTTTGGCAGTCCATGAGCCGTCCGGGTTTTTCTTCACATCGATAGGGGTGCTCATGGCTTCACCCGCGCGGCGAGCATTGCGTCGGCCTGCACGTAGGCGATCTCGGCGACGACGTCGTGCGTGTAACCGTCATAGCGGGGATTGGCATTGAAGCCTTGCATGGCCTTGGCCGCGAAGTAGTCGCGAAGGCTCATGCCGAAGCAGGTCCCATGGCCGCCGTATTCGCTCGCCTGAACGGGGAAAGCTGGTTCGCTGGTGTCATTACTCATGGATCGATCCTCTGACCGCATCGGTCGGATGCCAGGCAACAGGGACCAAGCTGGGCGTGAATAGCCAGCCTGGCACCCGCCGATGCGGTCGTATGGGTAGGGGATAGGGGGTAGGATGCAGATGCCCGGTGCTGATCTCCGGGTTGATGGCCTAACTCATCTAGGACTCAGTAGCTCATCAGCGAGCCTCGGCTTGCGCATCAGCCTGCGCATTCATCTGCTTCCGCATGTGCGGGCACTGTTCCGATGTGCTGCGTGGGGTGGGCCTACCTATTGGCCAATGCGCGGTGACATCGACGGCCCTGCTGTCCGCTGCCTGTCAGGTATTGGGCGCCGCCTTCAGGCTTACGGCGCCACTCGGGGGTTTTTGGCGGGGAAGTCAGCTCCAGAATGCTGCGACCCCGGTGATCGTTCGCCAGCGCTCGCGATGGAAGCGCTGTGGATCGGTTGGCAGGCCGCTTTCAGGAGGCGGTTCTGGCCGCGCATAGCTGAGCGCTGCGCCGATCAGGAACAGTAGGAGCATGTCGTTCTCCGGTTGGTATTTTGCAGAACGCCGGAGCCAATCCCGGCACAGCTGGGGTTCTCCATCTAACCCAGCGACGGATCAGAGCCCAAGTTTGGCGACTTGATTGTTCTGCTGATGCAGGTGGGCGGTTATAGGCCGCAGTTTCGTCCGCATCGGTGGAGTGATCTGGCGGGTCCGTCTCATCCGCGCCGGTAGCGATCCGGCGGTTTGCACCCACGTCGCCGCGCTTAGATGCTTCGTCTCAGATCACTCCCCGATGGGCACTCTTGCGAATGCCGACGGGTGGTCACCAGATCCCTTGGTAGGGAGGGGGATGGGCTGAATCAGTGGTAGAGGCCGTAGCTGAAATCGTCTTCATCGCAATCGACGACGATTTTCGAAGCGCCGAAGTAGAGCGCCGCGACCATCTTCTCGAAGGGAGAGCGGAATCGCAGGGTTTGGCTGATCTTTTCGCCATCGATCTTGGCGGAGTAAACCGTGCCAACCTCTCGGCCTTTATCGTCTCGGTCTTTGCCGTTCCGGTCGAAGCTGATGTGGATCGCGTTGTCGAGCTGGAACTCGCTACGCTCGGAGCTTCTGGAGTAGCTGGAGATACCGTGATCTTTGGGCTTCTTGTCGAAGTAGATGTGCAAGCCGCCATAGTCGGATGGCTGGAAGCGGATATCCGGATGCTCCCAGTGCTCCTCTGCGGCCGACTCCTTGTGATCATCGATGAAGGCCTCTATCAGATCCTGGAGGCTGATCACTTCCGGCAGCGCGTCCTTGTTCAGCACCTCGTCGATCTGTTTCTGCGCCAGGCGCACCATGTCGGCCTCAACGCCGCTGTTTTCCCACTTATCCTTGAGCGCCAACGCGATCATGGCGTTGTAGCGGGTCAGCTCGAAGATTTCGGTTAGGTTGGCTGGCAGCGCCGCCTTGATGGCCTCTTCGACGTGCTTACCCATTTCACCGTAGCGGCCGAAGCAGCTGTCGATGACACCGGTAAACATCTTCTTGACGTGCTCGTCGATGATTTCGACGGGCTTCTCGCTGTTCGCGAAGATCGTGACACGTTCGGCCAACAGTTGCTGAAGGGTTTGTTCCATCACTCATTGCTCCGTGCGGGTTCGGTTGATTTCCCGTCTGGCCCTGTCTCCAAGGCCAGCCAGTGAAATCTGGTTTCCGCTGGCACCGCATAGCGGGTCATTCACTCGGTTCGAGCGTTTCGCTCTAGTCAGCCGTCGAGGTGCGCCTCGCGTTGGTAGCCTTTCGGGGCTATCTGATCTCCGGTCGCCGTAGAGGCGGTGCCGTCTTTGTTCGTGTTGCGCGGGTTGTTAAAGAGCGGTTCGGTCCGCAGGGCCTTGTGAGGGGCTGTGGCGTCTCGATGGGTGAACTATCACGCATCGTGTTTATTTCGTCAACACGCAATGTGATTTATTTTTGCGTAGGTGTGTTGATGAAGTGCCTGAGGGGGAGGGTTCACATTTCCTACAGCCGACGCTATGCTTCGGCCATTACTGGATAGATATACAGCTATGAGGTTTGAGGAATGGCTAAGCAGAAGAAGTCGGCGCAACCGGAGCGCCAGGAAATGTCAGGGATGGAGCGGCTGAACCTGCGCGTGTCCTCGATGATTAACCACCCCATAGCCCAAGGCCTGAGGCGCGTGACGATTCACCGGCTTGAGTCGGACGGGGAGAGGGAGTGGGAGGAGCTGCTTGGCGTGCTATCCGATACCGACGGCATCGAGATGACGCTCAACGATGAAGACGAGTCGATCACGCTTCAGTGGGAGGCGGCAGACGAAGACCAGGATCGCGTTCTGGCCTTGGAGGAGATCGCGCTGCTTGAGAGCGAGGAAGAGGAAGCAGCGCCTTTCTGATGGGCGGAAAAAAGCCCGCGCATGGCGGGCTCATAACCATTTTAGCTTTAGTATGCGACCGGTCTGCTCGCAATCTCCCGGAGGACCTCGTATCCATCCATGGATTCAGGCACCCGCTTTATCAGGTAGCTGAACTCTGGCAGAACCGAAACCCTGATGGCCAGAGGCAGGCCTGGCCTGAAAAAGGTGGCAATAGATACAGCTTGATCTGATGGCGGATCTATAGCCTTGAGGAGGTGATCCGCAGCAATCATCAAGGTCCCTGTATCGCTAGACATTATGGCCTCCGACTAATGTAGCCCCCAGTGCTTCCAGTATTGGCCGCAATGGAAGCATTAGGGATTTTGCAAGCCCTGGTGCTGAGGAGTCTGGACCACCGGCGAATATAAGTCCAACCGCAGCGATGGGCCGGTTGTGTTCATCAATTTGCACTACCAGAGAGCCTGAGTCGCCAGACAGCGAAAATTCAGACCCAGCACCATGGATGTTGAAAACATTCCCGAACCACATGAGGCTGCTGAAGCCGTGCCGCTGGGCGTGATAATTGACTCCTGATGGTCGCAATTCCCGACTTACGATCTGACCACGGGTCAGGCCTGTCGTTCTACCAACCTTGGCCACTCTCATGCCCTCAAATGGATCGACTACCAATGTCGGAGTGTCGAACTCATTTCCCTGCATCGAAGAGATGTTGAGTAAATCACGGATTCTGAAGATCGCCGCATCGGTATTGGCTGAAATGTCGATGTTTCCGACTGATCCGTGATGCATCTCAAGCGCTCGCACGTGATAGCCCACAGTGAATGGGTCTATTCCGTTTGCGCGTACATCCACTACGCCAGGCGCCAATATTGGAGTCGCCAGCTCTACGTGACTGCACAACGCACTGACATGGTTGTTTGTAAGGCCGTGCATCACGCCATCAGCAAGAAGCACCAGCGCTCCCATCGTTCCTGCAGAAGGGTCATTGCCAGGAGATATGGATGATCCGCACGTGTAATGGCGTCCTTCGGAACTCTGGTGTATAGAATAAAGGGCACCTTGGGAGCTGAGCTCACCCTTGCCAACATCGTCGACACTTCCCTGTGGAAAACTTAATCCCTGCCTGCGTAGGCTGACCGGCAATGATTTCAGCTCTTTCTGGGTAACCTTCCGCTTCGTGTAAACGTAGATCATCCTTCCGGGAGCGTTGTATGCGATGGACTCTACGCCTCGCTGGCGAAGGATAACCTCGGCCTCGTGCGGCAAGGAAATCATCGGTATGTCTGCTAGATAAGCAGTGTCGACATCTGGAGGTAGGGCAGGCAAAAGCCCTTTACTGATGGCCCAGCGCGCAAGCCCGCTTGCTGCCTGATAGGTCGTTAGCTGCGCACCCGCTTCTTCCTTGATCTCGTCGTCCTGTTGTACCAAAGGCTGCTGCTGCATCATCGTCCCCGTGACTAAAAAGTTTCGCTAAGCATCTGGCTGTAGCGAATCCTGGAATTTTGGATATTGGCTTGATAAAGCTGGGGCGCGCTTTATGCTTTGCGCGCATTCCAAATCAGCAGCACCTTGGCGTGAATCGTCACATCCTCCAGGCGCGCCTCCTGGTCTTTGTGCTTGCTGTTGTCTGAGATAAGCCATAGGTGCTCGGCGTCAAGCACCTGCAGGCGCTTGATGTAGAGCAGGTCGTGCCAGGTGATGACGTAGATCCCATCGCCGATGAACTCGTTGACGCCGCGGTCGACGATCACCGGGTCCTTATCGTTGATGGTGCCTTCCATGCTCTGGCCCCAGCCGGTGATGACCGCCAGGGCGGAGAGGGCGGTGTAGGTCACACCTTTCTCCCGCAGCACGTCTTCTCGGATGATCAGGTTACGGATGGCCTCGTTGTAGTCTGGCGGCACCTGGCCATGGCCCATGGCGGCGCGAATGTCGTACTGAGGGATCAGCACTTCGTCCGGCTGGACGCGGAGCCCAGAGAAATCGGCGTTGATCACGTTGCTGGCGTTGGCAGGTGGCTGGGCTACGGCAAGGATCTGGCTCTTGATGCCATCCGGCAGGCCCTTGCCGTGCTTGGCAAGCATCTGGCGTACCGCGTCCACCGACGACGATGACGGTGGTGGCGTCGAATCGCCGACGACCGATCCGGGCGCGAGACCAATCAGCAGATCGGACTCATCAACCTCCAATGCCGCAGCAATCACCGCGATGTCAGCCAGGGTCGGCTCGCGCGTACCCGCCTCGTAATTCCCCACCCGCGATTGCGACTTCCAGCCGCAAGCCTCGGCCAATTCCGCCTGTGACAGGCCGACAGCCTTCCTCAACCGCTTGATGCGCTGCGCTAAAGATTCGTTCATGCGCGGGATTTCATCACGAAATGAAATATCCGGCTTTCACTTATTGTGATTGCGTTTAACACGATACGTGTTTTATCCTTTGGGCAACTATGGGAGGAACACCACATGAACCAAGTCCGAACGATCCGCGAGAGGGCTGGCGTAACTCAGGCAGCGCTGCGCCGGGCCCTCGGCTGGAATCAGTCCCGTTTGGCGAACTACGAGTCAGGCCTGCGGAGTCCAGGCCTCACCGAAGCCCGCCTTATCGTCCAAGCGTTGAACGCACTGGGCGCGCGTTGCGCCCTAGACGACGCCTTCCCGCCATCTCAGTCAGCCGCCTAACCCAACTTCATCAGCCAGGAGTACCCAAGCATGTACATGGATCCCAATCAAAAGCGCGCCATCCCGGTGAAGGTTCGTTTCGAACCAGTGCTTGACCGGATCTTGCGCCGCGCCGCAACCAAGACCCGCATGCAACACGCCACGTACCTGTACGAAATCATCGAGTGGGCGGTAGCCAACGGTGTGATCGAGGAACTGATGCAGGACAAGCAAGAAGATATCGCGGGCTGAAGCCCCTTTGGAGGGCCAAATGACCGTTGAACTTGAAAAGCTGCCGCCGCGCACGCGGCAAAAGGTCGAGGGGTTGATGGAACAGAACGGCTGGACCTTCAGCCAGGCCATCAACGCAATGACAGAAAGCGCGATCGCCAATGGTGCGCTTTCGGAAGTAGGCAAGAAGAAGGCTCGGGTCCTTCAGTTGGTGACCCCAATGAGGGCCTCAGGCAGGGACTCTTCGGGGTAATCCAGAGGGCCTCTGCCAAATCCGAGACGAAAAAAAGCCGGGGTAGTGACCCGGCTCTCTTAAAACGCGTTGTGAGGTGAATAATGCTGAATCCAACACCCTACGTCAATACCTACCATCCCGCGCCACGAAATGCGAGCTACGAAAACGTGGCGCGCAGTGTGAACCTGTTCAATTTCGACGGTTTCGATGTTCGCGTGGTCATGGTGGACGGTGACCCATGGTTCTCCGCTCGCGATGTTGCTGAGCGTTTGGGGTATACAAACCCGCAGAAAGCCATCCGCGACCATTGCAAATCAGCGCGCCAGGTTGGGGTGAACGAATCGTTCACCCTTGGGCCTCAGGCGAACATCATCCCTGAGCGCGATGTTTACCGGCTTGTCATGCGATCCAAAATGCCTGAAGCCGAGCGATTCGAAGATTGGGTAGTCAGCGAGGTGCTCCCTAGCATTCGCAAGGCCGGGAGCTACGCAGTTGAAGCTCGCGTCATCGCCACGCTCCCCGACTTCTCCAACCCTGCTGCTGCAGCGCGCGCCTGGGCGGAGCAGTTTGAACTGCAGCAGGCCGCCAACCAAGCCTTGGCCATAGCCGCCCCCAAGGCTGAGTTCGTCGACAAGTACGTCGATTCCACCGGGCTCAAGGGCTTCCGCCAAACCGCCAAGCTGCTGGGGGCCAATGAGGCCCGCTTCCGTGAGTTCCTGCTCGACAAGCGAATCATGTACCGCATGGGCGGAGAGTGGCAGGCCTATCAGCCTCACATCGAAGCCGGCCGCTTCGACGTCAAGACCGGCACCAGCGAAGGCGGCCACGCTTTCAACCAAACCAAATTCACCCCTAAGGGCGTCACCTGGGTGGCCGGCCTATGGGCTCAGTACAAACTGGAGGCCCAATGATGGCCCGCATCCGTACCGTCAAACCCGAGTTCTGGTCGAGCGAGCAGGTAATGTCCTGCAGCCCGCTGGCGCGCCTGCTGTTCATCGGCATCTGGAATTTCTGTGACGACGGCGGTAATCACCCGCTGTCGCCTCGGACAATCAAGGCCCTGGTTTTTCCAGGTGACGACATCACCACCGACGAGGTGAGCGCGCTGCTCGATCAATTGGAGCTCGCCAACCTGACCTGCAGTTACACCGCCGAGGGCAAGCAGTACCTGCATGTCATGGGCTGGAAGCACCAGAAGATCGAGAAGAAGAACTTCAAACACCCGGCTTTCCCCGCCGCATTCGACGACGAGTCGGAGAGTGGTCGCCGACAATTCGTCGAGGAGTCGTCGACTGGTCGTCGACCGCTCGACCCCGGAAGGGAAGGGAAGGGAATAGGAGAAGATCAACACAACACACTACACGCGAGCGATGAAAGTTCGTCCGAGCCGGTCGACCCAAAGTCCCCCTGCGAAATGACGCTTGAGTGGCAGCCTGATGCTCGCCTCCTGGCAGCCTTTGCCAAGCGCATGGGTCTGGCCGTGTCCCTGTTCAACCATGAAGCCATCGGCGCGTTCGTTTGCCACTACGCCGCGTCTGGCCGCTTCGAGACGCAGCAGGCATGGGTCAGCCTACTGGTGAAGTGGATCAAGCGCGACATGGCTACTGGTGCTGCCGGAGCGAGCATCCATCCGTTCCCTGTGCGCAAGACCACCGAGCCTGACTTCGACGACACCTCATGGGCCGAAGGCCTTGTGGTGAAGACATGAAGTCCGTGACCCAGCTGATGGCAGCAGCCACCAATCTGCCGGCGGTCGAGGTCGCCCAAGCCATTCCCGTTTCCCCGGAAACCACTGAGGTCGTGAACGCGCTGTTCCGCAAGCTGCGCGGGATCTTCCCGGCCTGGCGCCAGGCATGGCCATCCACCGAAGCGCTGAATGCTGCCAAGGAGGAATGGATAAAGGGTTTCGCAGCTGAGGGTATCCGTTCGCTCGAGCAGATCGAGTTCGGTATCCAGAACTGCCGCAAGGCCAAGAAGCCATTCGCCCCGAGCGTGGGTGAGTTCATCACCCTGTGCAAGCCGAGCCCCGAGGACTTCGGTATGCCGCCGGCGGCAGACGCATGGATCGAAGCGCTGATGGGCACCTACAGCCATGAAGCCGTCCACTTGGCGGCCAAGGCCACCGGTCTGTTCGATCTGCGCGGCGCCAAGCAGGACGACAAGGGGCTGCGTCAGCGCTTCGATCGCAACTACGAAGTGATCCTGCGCCGCGCCCAGGATGGTCAGCCGCTCGACGGCAAGATCCTGACCGGCATCGGCCACGACAGCCAGAAGACCGAACTGGAGCTGGCCAACGAGCGAGCAGATCGGAAGGCGCAGGAGCGAATCATTCAGCAGGGGATACCGGCAGACGGCGCCTCGGCGCGGGCGCTGCTGATGGCGAAATTTGGCAAGCGGAGGGCTTTGTGATGAAGACCAAGAGCATTTCATGCGAAGCGTGCGGCAACCGTAATTGCAAAGGCTGGCAGAAGGGCGACCCCGTGCACGAATACCGCGGCAAGGGCAGTTGGAATCTGGGCTGTCACTGCGACGGCTGCTCGAAGGCCCGGGAAGAGTCCGGCGGATTCATGGGCGCGCTGGCGTCGCATTTGAAGGGGGATTGGGCATGAATGACCAGTCGCGCAAAGAATTTGAAGCCTGGGCCACCGAAAACGGCATGGGCTTGCACTTGGACCGGAGTGAGTCCGGCCTGTACGTCAGTCCGGTGACGCAGAAGTTTTTGGGATGCTGGGTGGCTTCGCAAGCCAAGCAAGCTGCTGAGGTCGAGGCGCTGCGAAAGGCTGCAGGGCGCTATCAGTGGACTTCAACGGAGGGAAACTGGGTCGCTCGATTCCACGGGAAGTGGCGCGCACACACTGGTGAGTATGGTGATGCCAACCCGACAGGCTGGTATCCGAGCCGGGAGGAAGCGATCGACGCCGCCATGAGCAAGGAGGCCGGCCAATGACCGAGATCATCATGCGCAACGCCCAGGACACCAGCCGCCTCATGGGCTTCTTGCAGGGCTCTGACTTCACCAAGCCCAAGAAGATCGTGATCAAGGATCTGGACCGCAGCAGCGAGCAGAACAAACTCCTGCACGCGCGGCTCACGGATATCTCCAGCCAGGTGCTGCACGCCGGCAAGCGGTGGGACGTCTTGATCTGGAAGCGCCTTCTGACCGCGGCCTGGTTGCGTGAAGCAGGCGAGCAGCCGCAGATGATTCCCGCCCTCGACGGCAACGGCTTCGACGTGATCTACGAGCGCACCAGCAAGCTCACTGTGAAGCAGTGCGCCGAGCTCCTGGACTGGATCGAAGCTTTCGGCGGGGAGCATCAGGTGCGGTGGACGGCCAAGGATCATTGGGGAGGGCGTTATTGAATGCGCACCGCCATCAAAGAGCGCCGCAAGAAGGCCTGCGCCAACCCGGCGTGCGCCGTCCAGTTCGTGCCGGCTCAGCTGGGGCAGAAGGTTTGTGGTTGGGCATGCGGCCTGGCTATCGCACCGGCGAATCAGGATCAGGCGCGCAAGGCCATCGAGCAGCGCGAACGCCGCGAGATCAAGGTCCGCAAGGAGAAGCTGAAGAGCAGGGCGGATCACCTGAAGGAAACGCAGACGGTGGTCAATCAGTACATCCGCATGCGTGACGCCCATTTGCCGTGCGTGAGCTGTGGAAGATTCCATGACGGCCAATGGCATGCAGGTCATTTTCGGTCGGCCGGCGGTCACCCGGAATTGCGATTCGAGCCTCTCAATATCTGGCGCCAATGCGCCCCATGCAATACGCACAAGTCAGGCGACCTGGTGAATTACCGGGCCGAACTGGTACGCCGGATAGGGGCTGAAAAGGTCGAGTGGTTGGAAGGGCCTCATGAGCCCCAGCGCTACACCATCGAGCAATTGAAAGAGATCAAAGCGCACTACCGGGCGCTGATTCGAGACATGAAGGGGAGGGAGTCAGCATGAAGATCAATTCCGCGCGCCTGGCGTGGCACGACTGCACATACACCGAAACCCGGGGCGGGCTCTCCGGCCTGGAACAGCAATGCCTCTTGGGTACCGCGGTGCAGACCACCGACAAGGGCGTCACCGCGAACGTTGCCATGCATGGCGCTCTCGCCGGGTGGATTCAGTCTGCCATCGCCAAGCTACACCCGCAGATTCGAGTGTTTGGCGACTTCATGTATGCCCCGCAGCTCGATCGCCGCCATGCTGACGACATCCGAGAGGCTGCAGAGGCGGTGGTGTTCGGCCTGGTGGTATCGAAGTCGCCCAGAATGACCGCCGGCAAGCGCGAAAAACTGGAATACGTGGTGAGAGGCGTCATGCGGCGGTATCGCTACATGCACCAGGGCGGGCAGTCGGCCAATGAGGACCCATTGGCCAATGCCGAGAAGTTCAGGGGCTGGCTTTGGGCGGAGTTCGGTTGCCGGCTCGAATCATGCGCCTGGGCAAGGGATTGGGAGCCCTTCATTCAGCGCGCATTCGAATGCTGCGAAGACCTGGATCGGATGGCACTGAGCCCTGTTGCAGCGGTGATTTATCAGATGAAAGAGGCCGCTTGACTTCCCGCACGGCTGAGGGCATCATTTCGCCATAGTTAATATTTTGCCTCTGGCAAACACATTGAAGCCCAGCCCAAACGCTGGGCTTTTTTGTAGTTCTGATATGCTCCGACCTCGAAAAGCAAGGTGGAGCGGAAAATGACAAAAGCGATTTTTGTTGATTCTTGTGCATTCGATGAGCTGTTCAAGCATCGAATCGAGCCACGGGATATAGATCCGACCGAATTTCAGCTTTATGTCACTGGCGCCGTGTTGCGTGAGCTGGAAGATATTCCGGTTCGCGCTGATGAGCCTGGCAAGAAGGATTTTATTGACCGTATCTCGAAAAGTGGCGAAATACCTGAGCGGGGGTACTTCGGTTTTGGTGCGGGCAATTATGGATTTGGACGGGGAGTTCTCGCTGACCTTTCGCAAGTAGAATATCTCGAGGAAACGGCAGATCAGCTCGGCAAGGAAAGGCCTTCAGGCCGACCTAAGAATGCAACTGACAGACTTCTGCTCTCTCATGCAATCGGATTTGCCGTACTGACTGCGGAGCCTACGCTTGGAAATCGGATTCTCATGGATAAGGCGCTTGAGCGCGGAGCAACAGTCATTCGAATGCGCGATTTTGATCCTGTTGCGGAAACCTTCCAAGAATTTTTAAGGCGGCACTTTCCTGTACCGAATATCGGTTGAATAACATAAGCCCCGTCATTCCTACGGGGCTTTTTCGTTTTCGTGGTGAAGAAGCGACATGTCTCATCAGGCTTATAGCCTGGAGATCGCACGTTCGAATTGTGCCCTCGCAACCAATCTCAGAGCTCTCGACGCAAGAGGGCCTATTTCGAGCCTCAAGTTAACCGGAGCAAAGATGGACCCAACCGACCTCGGCCCAGGCACAGCTACCTGGCTGGGCGGCACGGGCACCGTATTGCTGGGTGGATTCCTGTGGTTGCGCAAGTTCCTGTCCAAGGACGCCGCCGACAGGGCCATGGACAACGCCGACATCGGCACCGTCCGCCGCCTGAACGAACTGCTCGATTCCGAGCGCGCCCGGGCAAATGCTGCGGAGTCGCGTGCTGACCAGTTCGCAAAAGAACGCAACGAACTTGCTGCCGCAGTTGGCCGTATGGAGGGGAAGATCGAAGCCCTCACTGGCCAGGTCGCTCAACTCACAGACAAGGTAACCAGTCAGAGCGCCGAGATTGCGCGACTGCGTTCCCAGCTCGGAGGTGCAGCCTGATGGACAGATGCGCAATGGAATTCATCGCCCGCCGATGGTGGAGGCGGGTAGAGGTATGGGTGATTGCGGTGCTGTTGGTTGCCGGGGGCTCCGTCCTCGGCTTCCAGGCTGCCCAGTGGTCGCTCGCCAGCTCCTACGTCGCCCAGGTCGCCCAGGTTCGTCACGCGTATGACGAAGCACTGAAGCAGCGTGACCTTCGCCTGACCAAGCTGGCCAACAGCGCCACAGAGGCAGCCGTGAAGGTTGAGCAGGCCGCCAGCAGCGCCACCCAGGCAGCGGACACCGCCAGCAAGGCCGTCGACAAGGCGACCGAAGCGGTGGACCGGGCGAATCAGTAGGCCGGCCAATGCTTTAAAAAATGACTTGCCGGTCGTCCTGAACGGATCAGCGAAATGAACTCGTTTTCGGCCTTAGCATCTCAGCAATATTCACCTGATGCTGAGTTATTGCCATGAATAAACACACCGATCTTGAGTCCGATAGCGATATGGATTTTGCAGCTGACCTGGAGTGTCTAGGTACGCTTTTGGTCATCATGATTGTCTTGGCGGCGACCTGGGTACTGCTGTAATCCATCATCGCGCCACAGATTCAGCACAGCCATTTCGTGGCGCGGAGAAAATCATGTCCAAACCAGACAGCTTCCACAGCTATCGCGACGGAAGGGGGTTGGGCCGCCGCGTGTTTGTGAATGGCAACGAAGTGAAGCGCGTCCGCTGGTGTGATACCAAGGCCGGTGTGGTGGTTTACATCCCATGGCCCGCCAGGATCAAGAAGCCAGAGGGTGATGAGGTCTATACCCCCGCCTTCGCGGCACAGTCACTGTCGAAAATGTGGAGTGATCCATGGCCGCATCCAGCATCACCGTCACCGTCAGAATCTCCTGGTGGGTGAATCCATACATCGGCGCGGTGAACGCGTTCGCGGCAATGACTGGACTGACGCCTGACGTGGACAAGGTGGCCGCCACTGCGATTTGTGGCGTGCGCATGGAGGTCGGAGATGCAAAGGCCAAGCCCTCCAGCATCACTGCTTGATCTTTCTCACCTGTCGATGCTCGGCATCAGGCTCGGGCCTGCGCCTGAGGTGCTTGAGTGGCTCCAGGCCGAGATCCTTGCCGATACCGGTAGCATCCACAACCCAGACCACGCTCACCTGATCGGCGCCCCTCTGCGCATCATGTGGGCCTCATCCTGTTTCGAGAAGCAAGGTAGGACGGTACTGGGTCAGGCTGAGCAAGTCGCGTTACGTGCGGGCGGATGGCAGAAAGCCCGGATGGAGCAGCAGATGCTCGACTGGTTCGGTGAGATGCCGACCTTCATCATCACCCTGGCCGCCGACTACTGCGCCCAGTGCAGCGACACCGAATTCTGCGCGCTGGTCGAGCATGAGCTTTACCACATAGCGCAGAAGCTCGATCGGTACGGTGCACCCAAGTTCACCCAGGACGGATTACCCAGCCTGACCCTGCGCGGTCATGACGTGGAAGAGTTCGTCGGTGTGGTCCGCCGGTATGGCGCGAGCCCTGAGGTGCAGGAGATGGTCGACGCTGCAAAGAAGCCCGCCGAGGTGGGCAAACTCAATATTTCGAGGGCCTGCGGAACCTGTCTGCTCAAGTCCGCCTTACTCCATGACAGGTAACGACAGGTGTCAACCATATGGCAGTACTACGAAGCGAGGTCAAAGCCTTCATTGTTCAGGCTCTGGCCTGCTTTGATACGCCTTCCCAGGTGGTTACACAGGTCAAGACAGAATTCGGGATCGAGATCACCCGCCAGCAGTGCGAATCACACGACCCGACAAAGTTCGCCGGGCAGCGACTCGGCAAGACATGGGCTGACCTGTTCCACGCCGCCCGCAAGCGCTTCCGAGAAGAGACGCTGGATATCCCGATCGCCAACCGGGCGCACCGGCTGAGAACGCTGGGTCGCATGGCTGAGCGAGCCGAGAACATGAAGAACATGGCACTGACTGCCCAGCTATTGGAGCAGGCTGCCAAAGAGGTCGGTGACGTATTCGTGAACCGCCGCCTCGAACCTGAAAAGCCCCTTGGCTCCCAGGCCGACCAGCCGCATGCAGTTGCGGAGTACACGCTGGAGCCAGACGAGAATGTCCCGACTACCCCGTACCTATGACGCGCCGGTCAAACTGACGCCGAAGCAGGCGAACATCTACGTGTGGGGGTTCCAGCCTGAAGCGCGTTTTCGTGATGCGGTCTGCGGCCGTCGGTTCGGCAAGACCTTCCTCGGCAAGGCAGAGATGCGCCGTGCGGCCCGCCTGGCTGCGGAGTGGGGCGTAAGCGTCGAGGACGAGATCTGGTACGGCGCGCCGACGTTCAAGCAGGCCAAACGCGTGTTCTGGCGCCGCCTAAAGCAGGCGATCCCGGAAGCATGGCGCGCACACCGGCCGAACGAGACCGAATGCTCGATCACCCTCAAGTCCGGCCATGTCATGCGCGTGGTGGGGCTCGACAACTACGACAACCTGCGGGGTTCAGGTCTGTTCTTTGTCCTGGTGGATGAATGGGCGGACTGCCCGTGGGAGGCTTGGGAAGAAGTCCTGCGGCCGATGCTCTCGACCTGTCAGTACGCAATCCCGGGCGTGGGCATGCGCAAGGGCGGCCACGCGCTGCGGATCGGCACACCGAAGGGCTTCAACCACTGCTACGACACGTATCTTGATGGCCGGCCAGGCCATGAGCCTGACCACAAGAGTTGGCTTTACACCTCGCTCGACGGTGGCAACGTCCCGGCCGAGGAATTGGAGGCGGCCCGTCGCAAGATGGACCCGCGCACCTTCCGGCAGGAATACGAGGCCAGCTTCGAAAACTATCAGGGTGTTGTGTACTACACGTTCAACCGTGAGAGGAACCGCACCAGCGAGACGATCAAGCGCGGCGAGGCGCTGCACATCGGCATGGACTTCAACGTCATGAAGATGGCGGCCGTGGTGCACGTCATCCGTGACGACCTGCCCCTGGCGCTAAGCGAATTCTCCGAGGTGCGCGACACGCCGGAGATGATCGAGAAGATCAAGCTTCGCTTTCCCGACCACAGCATTGCGATCTACCCAGACGCCAGTGGCCAGAACACCAGCAGCAAGAGCGCGAGCGAGTCTGACCTGTCGCTGCTCAAGAAGGCGGGCTTCACCGTCGTGGTGGACTCAACAAACCCTGCAGTGAAGGACCGGGTCAACGCCATGTGCGCGATGTTCGCGAACACCTACGGCGAGCACCGCTACTTGGTGAACGTGGACCAGTGCCCGAAGTACACGCAGTGCCTGGAACGCCAGATATACACAGACAAGGGCGAGCCTGACAAGAAGGCCGGCTACGACCACCTGGTGGACGCTCCCGGCTACTTCATTTCCAAGCGCTACCCGATCAAGACACGCACAGGCGGAACTCGCCGTATTGGAGGCTTGGCCTGATGCCAGTGCAATCTACCAACCCCGAGTACGACGCTCACCTGCCCGAGTGGCAGATGATGGACGACGCGCTCGAAGGCGAATGCGCCATCACCGGCAACGAGAAGTACCTGCCCAAGCCATCCGGGATGGTCGAAGCGGAGAAGCTCGACGCGGTAGGCAATGCCTACCTGTACTGCAACTACCGCGATCGGGCACAGTACGAGCACTGGGTGCGCGATTCGCTGCGCTCGATGATGGGGCTGGTCTCCCGGCTTATCCCAGAGATCAGCCTGCCATCCGGTTTGAAGGAGCTTGAAGACAACGCCACCGCCGACGGCTTCGACCTCAAGCAGCTGTTCCTGCGCATGGTGCGCCAGACGGTTTCCCACGGGCGCGTGCCGCTGGTGGTGAACGTCGACGACAGCGGCAAGCCCTATTTCTCGACGTACGCCACCCGCAACGCGATCAACTGGGACACTGCCGACCAAGGCGGCCGGCAGGATCTGGTGCTGGCCGTGTTCAGGGAGTTCAGGAAGAGGGGAGAGGACCGCTACAGCCATGAGCGCGTGACCGTCTACCGTGAGTTCTACATGATCGGCACCGTCTGTTACACCGCGGTGCGCGACGAGGGCGGTGTACTGATCGAAGACGAACGCCCGCTGGGTACCATCGGTAACAACAACCAGTTGGTGCGCGGCCTGGGCTATCTACCGGTCATCTACGGCGGCTCCACCGATAACTCCCCAGACGTCGATGAGGTCCCGTTGTTAACCATGGCACGTGCAGCGGTGAAGTCATACCAGCTCAGTGCTGACTACTTCACCGCGCTGCACCAGACCAGCCACCCACAGCCGTGGGTCGCAGGCCTGGATGATTCTGTCGAACTAAGCGTCACCGGGCCGTCGGCCGCTTGGGATCTTGGTCCGAACGGTTCATGCGGCTACCTGGAGTTCCAGGGCGCTGGCATTGAAGCTGTTCGCCAGGCTATGGAAGATCAGAAGAACGCTGCGCTGGAGGCTGGTGCCAAGGTGATGGATGCGAGCAGCACTGAGTCGGGCGAAGCCCGCAAGACCCGGCAGAACGACCAGCACGCCACTCTCCACAGCATTGTCATTACGGTAGCTGCTGCCATTGAGCAGGGGTTGCGGTACGCCGCTGAATGGACCGGCTACAACCCTAATGATGTCACCTTCACGGTGAAGCCTGAATTCATCATCCCTGAAGTGGATGCTCAGGTGCTGGCAGAACTCCAGAAGGCTGTGGCCGCCGGCGGCATCAGTTGGGACACCTATTGGCAGTACCTGACCACCGGGAAGCTGCCGGAACGGGCCTACGACGAAGAAGCCACGCTGGTCAGCGAAGAAACTGACCAGGCCCGCGGCCTGAACCTGGACCAGAACGATGGCAGCGATACCGACGCTCAACCCCGACAGCCAACTGCTGGAGCAGACGACGCGGCATAGCGTCATGCTGGAGCGGCTCAAAGCCGGCGAGGTGAAGAAGTTCGAGAAGTACCTGCGCCAGATCGACACCGTCGTACGTGATCAGCTGACCCGCAAGGAATTGACCACCTACAGCCGGCAGCGCTTGGAAGAGTTCCTGGCGCGCGTCGACGGTAAGCTGCTGGACATCTACAACGCCTACAGCGACGTGGTGCAGGCCGACCTAGTCGACATCGCGCTGTACGAGTCCACGTTCGAGGCCAACAGCCTCGGGCATGCGCTGTCCATCGACACCGTGGTGCCGACCAACGCGATGATCCGGGCCGCAGTCTTCGCCTACCCGCTGCAGGTCACCGGCCTCGATGGCGGGAAGCTGCTGAAGCCCTTCATCAGCGGCTGGACGCGGTCGGAGACGATGCGGGTTACCAACGCCATCCGACTGGGCTTCGCTCAGGGCCAGACCAATGCCGAGATCGTGAAGGCGATCCGCGGCACGGCTGAACAGAATTTCAACGACGGCGTCCTGGCCGTCAGCAACCGTAATGCCAGGGCTGTGGTGCAGACTGCTATCCAGCATGTGGCCACCACCGCGCGAATGGAGACGCTGAAAGCCAATCAGGACGTGGTACTGGGCTACCGCTGGGTTTCGACCCTCGACAAGAAGACCAGCGCCCAGTGCAAGAGCCTGGACGGTCGGGTGTTCGAATTGGGCAAGGGCCCTCTGCCGCCAGCGCACATTAACTGCCGGTCGACCACAGTGCCCAGCACCAGGTTGTCGGCGGCGTTCTCCAAAGGCGCCACCCGGGCATCGGTTGGCGATTCGGGAGGCGGGCAGGTCGATGCAGGCCTGGGCTATTACGACTGGCTTGCGACCCAGCCGGCCAGCTTTCAGGATGCGGCCTTGGGCCCGGTGCGCGGGAAGCTGTTTCGGAGTGGCGGCCTGACGCCCGACAAGTTCGCGGCGCTGCAGCTCAGCACCAACTTCAAGCCGCTGACGCTTGAGCAGATGAAAGCGCTCGAGCCGAAAATGTTCGAGCGAGCCGGTGTAAACTGACCGCCCACCACACCAGGGCGCGCCATGATCATCGTCGAGCACGGAAAGGGCGACAACCCTGAGGCGAACAGTTACACCGACACGGACGCGCTACGGTTCCATGGCGACTACTACGGGTTCCCAGTACCAACTGACGAAGCCGGCCGGGCCGAGTATCTGCTGAAAGCTGCGCAGGCCATGGGCGCGATGCAGTGGAAGGGCAGGCCCGCTTCGGACCGCCAGCCTTTGGCGTGGCCCCGCGACGGGATCGTCCTCGCCGGGGAATTCCTGAGCAAGACGTTGATCCCCTACGGCATCCGGCATGGCCAGGTGATGCTGGCCATTGAGCTCTACGCGGCCGATAAAGGGATAGAGTTGCGGGAACCAACGCATTCATTTGACGGCAAGAGGCGAGTACCGCTGACGCGCAGCACTGCTGATCACCGTAATCATCCGCCGCTATGGGTGGAAAGCAGGACGCAGTTTGCTGACTGCTTGCTGATGCGCGGCCTGAAAGTCGCTTGGGCTAGGTAATTGAAGAGGCCTATCGCCACCTGATATAAGGTTCCATTTTCGTATGGAGATGGGCTATGAATTGGATCACCGGCTTGGTGATAGCCGTCGCGTGCCTCATCTCGGGAATGATCGGGCTAACTGCTGGAATCAATTTGAATCCGGTATCCACCGTATCATTCGTGTGGGATTGGAACATAGCTGGAAGTTGGGTTTCTGGGGTGGGTGCCTTGTTGGCTGTATGTGTAGCGCTTTGGCAGTCACATAAGCAGCAGGAGAGGGAGAAAGCGAGGTGCCGGATAATCTTTGCTGAGGGCGAATGGTTCCTCAAGATACAAATCGTTTCTGAAGGCATTATCCCTGCCACGGTGCTCTCCGCATGCATTCTTTACGACGGAAAGTCCAGGGCGTTTGAGCTTTCTGACTTTGTCGGATTGGGCGTTAGCTTCCCAAATAAGATCGAGCGCGGGGGAGTGATGACGCTCATTGACGTGAGTAGGGACCACTTTCGAAGACTCGGCTTCCGATTATCCGATTCAGTAATTCGGGATTTGGAAGGCGCACAGATAACGCCCAGCATCTACAACAAGGTGGAGGCGGAGAAGTTTTTCTCGGAACTGAGATTGTGCTCTGAGCGTGAGGGTGAATTACTGATACGCACAGCCCACTCGGATATTAAGCATCACCTGCCCCCAGCTTTGCTGCGCAACCTTTTTTCGCTTGTTATTGAGGATCACTCGAAGGACCTAGAGGCAAAGAGGGAATACCTTAGAAAAGACCTCGAGCAAATGAGAAGCAATAGCTTGGACCCCTCTGCGCACTAGGACAACGCTCGTCGAATTCATTCACCTACCATCACTACAGACCTCGGCTATGCCGGGGTTTTTTTATGCCCGCAAAGCGGGAAAACCAGCCCAGGGGGTGCGCCAAGTGGCAGACGAAAATCAGATCGACCTTGAAAACCCGGCCGTCAAAGACGCCATCGCAGCTGCTGTAGAGGCTGCTACCGCCGGACTCAAGAACAAGAACACCGAGCTGCTTGGCTCCCTCAAGAACACCAAAACCGAGCTGGATGGCTTCAAGGCCCAGTTCGAAGGCCTGGACATTGCGGCGGTGAAAGGCCTGCTGACCAAGGTCGGCCAGGACGAAGAAACCAAGCTCATCGCCGAAGGCAAGCTGGACGAGGTCATCACTCGCCGCACCGAGCGCCTGCGCGGCGACTACGACAAGCAATTGACCGCCGAAAAGTCCCGGGCCGACAAGGCTGAGGCCTTCGCCGCAAAGTACAGCGACAAGGTGCTGGCAGACTCCATCCGCGCTGCCGCAATCAAGGCTGGTGCGCTCCCCGAGGCCGCCGAGGACATCATCCTGCGCGCCCGGGGCACTTTCAAACTCAGCGAGGACGGCGAGGCGATCGCTACCGACCGTGATGGCGAGGTCATCTACGGCAAGGACGGCAAGACGCCGCTGTCCCCGCTGGAATGGGCGGAATCGCTGCGCGAAACCGCAACTCACCTGTGGCCAAGGGCTCAGGGGGCCGGACCAACCGGCGACAACGGTGGCAAGGCCACGAAGAAGTTTTCCGACATGACCGAAACCGAGCGTGCTGACCTTTACCGGACAGATCCGGCGAAATACCGACAGCTGCGCGACGCCACCAAACAGGAGTAACACACTATGGCGACCACTCGCCTTTCCGACGCAGTAATCCCCGAGGTGTACGCCGACTACCAGGCGGAAAACACCCCAGAAAAAACCGCTTTTTTCGAGTCCGGCGTTGTTGTTCGCAACGATATGCTGGATCAGAAAGCCAATACCGGCGGCCAAGAGATCCAAGTGCCGTTCTGGCGCGATCTCGATGCGTCCGTAGAGCCGAACGCCTCGAACGACGACCCGGCCGACATGGCTGCGCCGAACAAACTGGGCTCCGGCATCCAGAAGGCTCGCATCAGCTACCTCAACCAGGGCTACTCGTCTGCGGACCTGGTGGTCGAGCTGGCGGGCTCCAACCCGATGCAGCGCATCCGCAATCGCTTCGGCACCTACTGGCAGCGCCAGTGGCAGCGCCGCGTGATCGCCTCGGCGGTAGGTCTCCTGGCTGACAACATCGCCAACGACGATGGCGATATGGTCTACGACGGTTCGGCCAGCACCTGGTCCCGTCAGGGCTTTACTGCTGCGGTCTTCACCCTGGGCGATGCGTTCGGCCAGTTGTCGGCTATCGCTGTTCACTCTCTGGCTTACAAGCAGATGATCGATGCCGACGACATCGACTTCATCCCGGACAGCCAAGGCAACCTGACTATCCCGACCTTCATGGGGCAGCGCGTCATCGTGGACGACAATATGCCGGCTACCAGCGCGGGCGATCCTGCCACCATCACCACCACTGCGGTGCTGTTCGGCGCCGGTGCGTTCGGGTATGGCGAGGGCAGCCCACTTGTGCCTGAAGAGGTCGAGCGCCAGGCTCGCGCGGGTAACGGCGGCGGTGTAGAAACTCTGTGGGAGCGCAAGACCTGGATCCTGCACCCGTTCGGCTACCAGTTCACCGGCGACGACATCACCAACCGCGCGAACACCAACGGTCGCACCGGTGCTGCAACGGCTGAGGATGAGTTCACTCCGCTCCTGGCGGACCTGCGCAAGGCTGCGAACTGGAACCGCGTCGTGGATCGGAAGAACGTGCCCATCGCGTTCCTGAAAATCAAAGGCGCGTAAGCCGATGGGGGCCTCGGCCCCCGTTTCTCTGGGAGATGACCATGAGCAACGACATCAAGCCTGGCGAGCAGCTGACGCTCGCGCAGATCAATCGCTTGCGTGCACGACCGCAGGCGCCAGCCGCCTCAGGGAACGGCGGCGGCAACCCTGACTGGAATGTGGCGAGCGACGAGTTACGCAAGGATGGGCCGACCGCTGCCGAGTTCGTAGCGGCTGGGTATCCGGCGAGTAATTACCCACCTTTCGGCTATGCGTCCCGCAGCTCTGAAGAAGAAATCGCAGCGGCAGTAGCGGCGCAGGCTGGACCTGGCAGCGGGAGTGCCGAAACCGACCCGCTGAAAATGACCGTTCCAGACCTCAAGGCCTGGCTCACCGCCAAAGGCATCGAGTTCGACGCGTCGGCCAAGAAAGACGACCTGCAGGCCCTGGTGCCGAAGGAATAAGGACAAGCAAATGACTGACTTCATCACCGTCGCCGACGTTGACGCCCTGTTGGGTCCTGACTGGGTCGGCACCGGTGATCCGGTCCTTTCCGTGGCCATGGCTAATGCCTGGCTTACGGACAAGATTAAGCGGGCCGTCCCCGATCTGGTTCCGACCGAGATCAAGACGGCCGGCGCGCAGGTCGCAAAAGTGGCCGCACAGGGTGGCCTGTACAAGGCGACTCAGCGAGAGGTGCAGAGCAAGACCGTATCGGCCCAGTCCGGCACCTCCGTCAGCAAGACCTACACCGCTGGGTCCGCCGACATGACGCAGGGCGAGAACTTCGCATTGGCGCTGCTGGCGCCTTGGATTAAGCGTACTGGCACCTTCATGCTGAAGAGGGTGTAGTTATGGGCATGCGCGAAGAGATCCAGGCCGAACTGGCCGAGGCGTTCGACGATCCCGACGGCCTGGCTGATGCGGTGAAGCCGGTTGCGGGGGTGCGCAAGGAAGCGCCGGTCTACAACCCTGCCACCGGGCAGAACTCGGGCAGCACCAGCACCTACAGCGGGCGCGGTGTGTTCGGTAGCTACTTGGCGAAGGACGTCGACGGTTCGCTGATCCTGACCACCGATGTTCGGCTGCTGGTGCTGCAGAGCGAACTGGTGGCGACGGTCGCGGGCGTCGCCTCACCAGTCGAGCCTAAGGTGGGCGACACAATCGGCGGGCAGCGGGTAGTCAACGTTGGTCAGGACGCCGCTGGCGCGACCTGGACGCTCCAGCTGAGGAAGTAGCATGGCTAAATACGCGGGCATGAACGGCAGCTTCGCTGCGCAGATCGCCGAATTCGCCACCAAGGCCAACGAAGCCATCGACGCCAGTCTGCGCGAGATCGTCATCGAGATTGGCAGCAGTGTCATACGCATGTCGCCAGTGGGCAACCCTGAGATATGGGCTGCCAACGTGGCGCATCGCAAGAAGAACACCCGCGAGGCCGACGACTACGACTTCAAGGTCGCGGCCCGCAACACAATCATCAACCTGACCGAATCGAATTTCACCAAGTCCGGCAAGCTGAAGAAGGGCGTGAAGTACGCCAAGCCCCTGACGAAGGCCGAGCGCGTCCAGAACTTCAACGTGAACGGGCTGGTGGCCGGGCAGGGCTACGTCGGTGGCCGGTTCCGAGGTAACTGGATGTTCAGCATCGGCAGCCCCGACACCAGCACCACGGAAGAGGTCGACCCGAGCGGCAGCAAGTCAACTGCGCGGATCGTGAACGGCGCCATCGAGTTCAAGGCAGGCGACACCGCGTACATCACCAACTCGCTGCCCTACGCCATTCCGCTCGAATACGGCCATTCCCAGCAGGCCCCTGGCGGCATGGTCCGCATGACTCTCGCGCGCTTCCAGCAGATCGTGCTGGAGGCCATCAGGAACAATCAGGTATGAGCCATGAAGACGTAGAAGTCCGCACATTTTGGCGCTACACGTTATGCGAGTGCGGTGGAAGGCTGACTCCGGAGCCAGATCAGCATGCTTACCTGACCAGTCCACCCATGTTTTTGCACAGCTGCATTACGTGCGGAAAGCGACAAACACTGCGGCATCAATCGCCGCAATTCTTGATCGAGGCCATCGAATGAGCCATTCGAAAATCCGGCTGCTGTATCAGGCCCGGCTCAGTGCCTGGGAGACTGATCAGGGTCTGCGGGTCGCCTACCAGAACGTGCAGTTCGACCCCGAAGACGGCGAGACCTACCTGCGGGCCTTCCTGCTACCTGCCGGCACCGACAGCAACACGCTGGCCGGCGACCATAAGGCCTACACCGGTGTGTTCCAGGTCAGCATCGTGACGCCGTCCGGCGATGGCCCGACCCGCGCCGAGGCCCTTGCTGATGACATCGCCGACCTGTTCCCGCTGTACCTGCGGCTGAGCGACGGCGACCTCGAAGTGATGGTGCTGACGCCGGTAGAACCCAGCCCCGGCATCGTCGAGGGTTCGAATTACATGGTGGCCGCAAGCTTCCAGTACCGCGCTGACACCGAATAACCCGCCCATTGGGCAAACCCTGAAACCCGCCGAGCGCGGGTTTCGTCATTTGTGAACGAGGACAAAATCCCATGGGCTACAAGATCCCGAACGGCGGCTACTTTCAGCATGCTGCTACCTACGATGCCGCTCTGCCTTTCACGGCTCTGTCGAACGCCGCCGAGGCGGTGGCCACTGTGACTGGCGCATCCCTGTCCGTGGGCGATATCGTCCTGCTCAGTTCCGGCTGGAGCAAACTGGACAACAAGGTGGTGCGCGTGAAGGCTGCGACCGCGACCGCGATCACCCTGGAAGGCATCGATACCACCGACGTCCTGCTTTTCCCTGCGGGCGGCGGCGTGGGCAGCATGAAGAAAGTGCTGACGTGGGTCCAAGTTCCGCAGGTTACCGATCTGGCGTTTGCTGGCGGCGATCAGAACTACCTGGACGTGGTATTCCTCGAGGATGACCAGGGCAAGCAGATCCCAACCGACAAGACCGCCACCAGCATGACGCTGACCATCGCGGACGACCCTGTGAAGCCGTTCAACGCGGTGCTCCTGAAGGCTGATGCGCGCAAGCAAGTCGAAGCGGCCCGTCTGGTGCTGCCTGGCAATGATCAACTGCTCTACGGCACCTACACCTCGTTCTCCAAGCAGCCGGCGGTTTCCCGCAGCAACCTGCTGACCCGCACCGTCAGCCTGGCGTTGCAGTCCGAACCCACCCGCTACCTGTCGTAAGGGTCGAGCATGGCCAAGTTCAAAATTGCACAGAATCCTACCTTCAAAGCCGACGTGATGATTCCGCGCGTCGGCGGCGAGCCCGTGAAGGTGGGTTTCGACTTCAAGTACCTGGACCGCATCGCGCTGTCCGAGATGTTCGACGGCTGGAACAAGTCGCGGGACGAACTGGCCAAGCGGGTCAAGGACGAGAGCCTGACCTGGAAGGATGCAACCGCTGCCGAGATTGAGCTGCAGGTCCAGCAGATCAAGGACATCACGGTGGGGTGGGCATTCGACGATGATTTCAGCGACGAGTCGATCGCGGCACTGGTGCGCACCAGCATCGACGCGCCGGCGGCGGTGATCGAAGCGTATCAGGCGGCCTACCACGCGTCGCGCCTGGGAAACTGACGGAAGTGGCGCAGGCGATGTATCAGTCTGCGTCACCTCCTGGTCAGTTGGCTCTGTTCGGGCTTTCGGCCGGTGATCTGGACGATACGGTCGAGGTCATGCCGGATGTGTGGCCGGTCTTCTCGTTATTCGAAGCAATGACCACCCAGTGGCGTGCGGGTATCGCCGGCCCTACGGGCCTGGACTACAACGCCATACCCATCACGGCCAGGATGCTCGGCATCAAGCAGCGCCAGGCGCGTGAATCGTTCCATGACCTGCGCGTGATGGAAGCCGAGGCGCTGCGGGTGATGCGAGAGAAGTGATCTGGTTCCCGCCGGCGCTGCGCGATAGCATGCAGCTTTCCAATGGAGATTGCGCATGAAGCGAGTGTTGGCAGTAATGGTGGCAGCGGTGGTGCTGGGCGGCTGTGGTGACTCGAAAATCGACCAGGCCCATAGCGCTATCAAGCGCATGCTGAACGACCCAGACTCAGCACAGTTTCGCGATGACGTAGTGCTTGAAAATGGCCGCGTCTGTGGCGAAGTGAATTCGAAAAACAAGATGGGTGGGTATGTCGGCTTTTTGCCCTACATGTTCAAAGAGAAGCAGGCACCATTGATCGGCCAGGAAGACTGGCAGAGAGAAACGATCAGAGACTACTGCGCCAAGAAATCATAACCAAGACCCGCTTCGGCGGGTTTTTTTACGCCTGGAGCAACCATGACATCGATTGCGGAGCTTGGCATTCGCGTTGATTCTGGCGAAGCGGCAGATGCCGCAGCTGACCTGGACAAACTGACCGCAGCTGGTACAAAAGCAGAGAAGGCCGCCGCCGGAGTATCCAGCCAGTCAACCAAGACAGAGAAATCGCTTGATGAATTGGCAGCCAGGGCGCGCCAGGCCGAAGCAGCTACTGCCGGGTTCACAAAGCAAACCGACGCCGCCGGCATGTCAGCCAAAGCTACAGCCGCGGCGCTGCGCGGTGTTCCGGCTCAGTTCACTGACATCTTTGTATCGCTGCAAGGCGGACAGGCGCCTTTGACGGTTCTGCTTCAGCAAGGCGGCCAGCTGAAAGACATGTTCGGCGGCGTACTGCCGGCGGCGCGCGCTCTGGGTGGGTATGTCCTGAGCCTGGTGACGCCCTTCACAGCCGCCGCCGCTGCTGCTGCTGCTCTCGGGGTAACCTATTACCGGGGAAGCCAAGAGGCAGTCGAGTATCAGAAAGCGCTTATCCTGACTGGCCGATCTGCTGGGGTAACTGCTGACCAGCTGGGTAGTATGGCCAAGCAGGTTTCGGCCACCGTAGGGACCACGGGTGCTGCAGCGGAGGTTCTAACTCAGCTGGCAAGCAGTGGAAGTGTGGCTAGCGCAAGCTTCGAAGGAATTACCGAGGCCGCCCTTTCAATGCGCCAGGCTACCGGCCGGGCCGTTGAGGAAACCGTTGCGGATTTCGTCAAGATATCCAAAGACCCAGTGGCGTCTGCTAAAGAGCTGAACGAGCAGTATGGATTCCTTACCGCCTCGGTCTACTCACAGATCGTAGCGCTTAAACAACAAGGGGACACCACCGGCGCCGCAAAGCTTCTGACTGACACCTACATTGATACAATCAAAAACCGCAGCAGCGAAGTTACGGAGAATTTGTCGATATGGGAGCGCGGTTGGAAGTCGCTGACCAGTGAGATCGCGCGCACGGTAGATGCGACCAGCAACATCGGTCGAGACATGCCGATTGCGCAACGCATCGCCGACGTTCAACAGAAAGTCGCGTACGCTCAGAGCGCAGTCAATGCCGATCCCAGTGACACTGACGCCAAGGAGAAGCTGAATAACTCTAGGCAAGAGCTGGACTTCCTCACTCAGCAGCGCGACACGCAGGACGCGATAGCCAAAGCCAAGGCGCTGGAGAACGCCAGACAGCGCGATGCAATTTCCGCCATGGAGCGCGTCGACGCCCTCACCAAGTCGTCTCTGAGCAACGAGCAGAAGCGGAACAAGGAGCTGGCCGACTACCAAAAAGACCTGGCCAAGATCCGCGCGGCGAACCCGAACGATGCCCGGCTCGCGCAGGATGTGATTGGCAAAAATATCCAGAACATCAAGGACAAGAACAAGGACCCGGCCACGCCCAAGGGTACGCCGAACCTCACCGCCTTCAACGATGAAAAGAACGCCCTGGCGGCGCTGGTCACGTCGTACGACAACGCCCAGAAGGAGATCGAGGCTCAGCAGCGGGCCGGCGTGATCAGCCAAGAAGCTTATTCCGCCCAGCGCGCAGTGCTGATCCGCGCAGAGAAGGACGAGGTCACCCAGGCCTACGAGGCGCAGATATCCGCCCTGGAAGCCACTCGCGACAAGTCATCGACCACCGCTGCCCAGCGCATTCAGCTGGATCAGCGCATCGCCGACACCCGGGCCAACATGGTCAAGGCGCAGCAGACCGCTGATAGTGAACTGACCGTGTTGGCCACGAACGAGCAGGGCAGGCTGGCCAAGCAGGCCTTGGCCGTCAAGACCTACACCGATGCACTTCAGCAGCAAGTCGAAACCCTGCGCAATCAGGGCTCCCGTGATGCGGCCAGCATTGGCATGGGCGACCGCGCCCGAGGACTGACTAGCCAGCAGAACGCCATCGACGACCGCTTCAATCAGCAGCGTCTGGAGTTGGCAAACCAGTACGGCGACGGCTCGCGCGGCATGAGCCTGGACGAGTACAACCAGAAGCTTCGAGCGCTCCAGAATACCCAGCAGGACCTGCGCGATACGGTCGTCAGCAACTTCGACGCCATGACCGCCGCGCAGGGTGACTGGACGGCTGGGGCCAGCGCCGCTTGGCAGAACTACCAGGACAATGCCCTGAACGTTGCCGGCCAGATGAAGACGGCCTTCACCAGCTTGTTCGACGGGCTGACTGATTCTGTCGTGGATTGGGCGTTCGGCGCCGATGAGAGCTTTGGTGACGTGCTGGTCAGCTTCGGCAAGATGATCCTGAAAATGGAGCTTCAGGCCGCAGCGTCAAGCGTGTTTTCGGGCGACTCGGGCGGGACGGGCAGCCTTCTCGGCACCATCGGGAGCAGCATATTCAGTAGCGTCTCGGGTGGCTCCGCTTCGCTCGGGTCAACCCAGGCGGGCTACTCGTCGACTTACTTCCCGCAGGGTCGGGCCACCGGCGGCGACGTCGCACCTAACACCTTGTACCAGGTCAACGAGAACGGCCCTGAGCTGTACAGCCAGGGCGGCAAGTCATTCCTGATGACTGGTGCCAATGGCGGCAGCGTTACGCCGCTGACATCAGGCGGGACTGGTATGTCTGGCGCCTCTGGCGGCTCTCCGATCCAGGTGAGCATCGCCATTACCGGTGACGGCAACTCTCAGGTCAGCAGCAACACATCTGGCATGGAGCAGTTCGGCGCCGAGATTGGCCGCTTCGTGGAATCGAAGTACAAGCAGCTGGAAGCGAAGTCTCTCGGCGCTCAGGGCAACATCCGCAAAGCCATCAATGGGAGGGCGTAATGGCCGACACATTCACCTGGCGCCCCGACAAGTCGGCGCCGGGCACCTTCGACCAGAGCGTGCGCGCCGCCAAGTTTGGCAACGGCTACACCCAGCGAGCGGCGGACGGCATCAATAACGAAACCCAGTCGTGGAACCTGACCTTCACTGGAAACAAATCTCGTATCGCTGAAATCGTGAAGTTTCTGCGCAAACAGGAAGGATACAAAGCTTTCATCTGGTCCGCGCCTTTTGACGGCCCGCTGTATTTCATATGCAGCAGTTTCAACCCTACAGACCTCGGCGGTAGCGCCTGGGCCCTCACCGCAACGTTCGAACAAACCTACCAGGTGACCTGATGGCGGAGAGCATATTCGAGGATGTGCAGAAGCTCGAGCCAGGCCAGTACGTGGAACTGTTCGAGCTTGACCTGACCGCCATCGGCGGCGACGTCTATTACTTCCACGGCTATACCCGGATCGGCCCTATCACTTGGCAGGGTGTGGCGTACTCGCCCTGGCCGATCAAGGTGGAAGGCATGGGCATGACGGGGGAGGGCCAGCAGAGCAATCCGACCCTGGCCGTGGGCAACGTCACCGGCTTCATCACAGCACTCTGCGCCACCTACCAAGATCTGGTCGACGGCAAGGTAGTGCGGCACCGGACGCTGGGCAGGTACCTGGATGCCGTGAATTTCCCTGGCGGCAATGCCGAGGCCGACCCCGACGAGCACTTCACAGACGATGTGTACACCATCGACCAGAAGCAGGGTGCGGACTCCAGTAACGCAACCTTTGTCCTCAAGTCGCCCTTGATCGCCACTGATCGCAAGTTACCCGGCCGCCAGGTGGTCGCCAATTGCTGCCAGTGGCTGGTGATCGGCGGGTACCGTGGCCCGTACTGCGCGTACACCGGATCGGCCTACTTCACCGACAAAGATCAGCCTACCGACAACCCGGCGCGCGATATGTGTTCCGGCACGCTCACCGGCTGCAAGTTGCGCTTCGGCGCGAACAACCAACTGCGCTATGGATCGTACCCCAGCGCCGGCTACTGAGGTGCTGCATGAGGATTTCCAAGGACACCATCAAGGCGTTTTACGATGACGCGCGCGCACGTGCCCCGCAGGAGTCCTGCGGCTTCATCGTGCGGCAGGGACGGGCGAATCGGTACGCACCGACATCGAACACCGCTGAGAAGCCCGAGCATGACTTCAGAATCAGCGCTGAGGCCTGGGCAGACGCCGAGGATCAGGGGGAGATTGTCGCGATTGTGCACAGCCACCCTGACCACTCTGCGCGGTTGAGTCATGCTGACCGCGTCTCGATGGAAGGCACGGGCCTGCCCTGGCTGATTATCGAGGTCCGTGACGGTGAGCCGGTGGCACACCTGATTCATGAGCCTACTGGTTATCAGGCACCGCTGGTAGGCCGGCCATTCGATTACGCGACACAGAACTGCTACACGCTGGTGCGCGACTACTATCGGCGTGAACTGGGCATTGAGCTGGCTGACGTCGATAGCGAGGACGGCTGGTGGAATGAAGGGTTGGACCTGTACGTCGAGAACTTCGAAAAGGTTGGCTTCTATCCTGTTGACCGCTCCGATCTGCGCCAGGGCGACATGATCGTCATGCAGGTGCGGTCGCCGGTGGCCAATCACGCTGGCGTTTACCTGGCCGACGGCAAGCTCAAGACCGAGCCCGACCACCACCCGGTGCCCGGCGCACTGCTTCATCACCTATACGGGCGAGACTCGGTCAGGACGCCTTTTGGCGGCCTTTGGGCTGAAAGCGCCCGCTTCTACATGCGTCACAAGGATTCCCCTCATGGCTGAACGAATTCGCACCGTGCGCCTGTACGGCAAGCTGGGCGCCCGGTTTGGTCGTGTTCACCACCTGGCGGTCAACTCGGCAGCAGAGGCAGTGCGCGCACTGGGCGTGCTGCACAAGGGATTTAACCAATTCCTAACCGAAGCCAAGGATATGGGGATGGCTTTCACCGTGTTCTACGGCAAGCGCAACCTGGGCAAGGACCAGCTCTGCGACCCGCCCAGCCACAATGACATACGCATCGCACCGGTGGTGCAGGGGAGCAAGAGCGGTGGAGGACTGCAGACCGTCCTCGGCATCGCGCTGATTGCTGTAGCCAGCTTCTTCTCTGGCGGTCTTGCCGCGGGCGGCGCCGCTTCCCTGTATGGCGCCACGGCAACTGCGGCCTGGACCGCGGTCGGCGCCGTAGGCTTCTCGCTGGCGATTGGTGGTGTCGCTCAAATGATCACCGGCACCCAAGCCGGAATCGACAGCAGTGAAGCCGCTGACAACCGTCCGAGCTACAACTTCTCCGGCATCAAGAACACCGTCACCCAAGGGAACCCGGTCCCTCTCTGCTATGGGGAAATGACCGCGGGTTCCGCCATGCTTTCGCTGGGCATCGTCGCCGAAGACGAGCAATAGGACTCTCCATGAATGCACTGACTATTCGCGGCTCCAAGGGGGGTAGCGACAGCGCCCACACGCCTGTAGAAAGCCCAGACAGCCTGATCAATACCAGCTATGCGAATATCCTGGATGGCATCAGTGAGGGTCCAATCGTCGGCCTGGTGAATGGCGCTCAGTCGATCTTCCTGGACCAAACCCCGCTGGCCGGCGCGGACGGCAGCATGAACTTCAGCGGCGTGACCTGGGAGCAACGGTACGGCGATCACGACCAGGACTACATCACTGGCTTTCCCTCGGTGGAGAGTGAGCATGCCGTCGGCGTAGAGCTGACCAATAGCCAGGCGTGGACGCAGAGTCTCAGCAACCTGCAGCTTTCCGGTGTACGCCTGCGCCTGGGCGCATCGAGCCTTTTTCAGCAGAACAGCGACGGTGACACCAACGGCTTCACCGTCAACTACGTGATTGAGCTTTCCACCGATGGTGGCAGCTTTGCGCCCGTGGTCACCAGCGCATTCACCGGCAAGACCACAACCGGCTACCAGCGGTCCCACCGCATTGATTTGCCCGCGGCGGAAGAGGGTTGGAGCGTACGCGTTCGCCGCACCACGCCAGATTCAGCAGACGCCAAGATTGGCGACACCACCACCATAGTCAGCTACACCGAGGTGATCGACGCTAAGCTGCAGTACCCCTACACCGCCCTAGTGGGGCTCAAGATCGATGCCAGCCAGTTCTCGAACATACCGGAGCGTGCGTACCGAATCCGTGGCCGTATCATCCAGGTACCGAGCAACTACGAACCGTCCAGCCGCACCTACAGCGGCACATGGGACGGTACATTCAAGCTCGCCTGGACCGACTGCCCGCCCTGGATCTACCGCGACATCATCCTGAACGACCGCTACGGCCTGGGCCGCTTCATCAGCAGCGACAACGTCGACAAGTGGGAGCTGTACCAGATCGCACAGTACTGCGATGCCTTGTTGGATGACGGCAAAGGTGGGATGGAGCCTCGATTCACCTGCAACCTGTACCTGCAATCGCGCGCCGACGCGCTCCAGGTGCTTCAGGACATGGCCAGCATCTTCCGAGGGATGGCCTACTACGCCGGCAGCCAGGTAATTGCCTCGGCAGATATGCCCAGCGATCCTATGTACACCTACACCAACTCGAACGTCATCGGTGGCATGTTCTCCCGCGTCGGATCGTCAGGTTCCACCCGCTACAGCGTGGCAAAAGTCAGCTGGACCGACCGCGACAACTTCGGCGCGCAGCGCGTGGAATACGTCCAGAACCAGCAGTCGATTGCCCGCTATGGTGTTCGCGAAACCGAGATCACTGCTTTCGGCTGCGTGTCGCAGGGCCAGGCTCAACGCCTGGGGCATTACACCCTGCTGACTAACCAGCTCGAAACCGGCACCATTCAGTTCAGTGTCGGCCTGGACGGTACTTTGGCGCGTCCGGGACAGATCGTCCGCGTGGCCGACCAGCACTATGCCGGCAAGCCTATCGGTGGGCGGGTCAAATCCTCGACTGTTGGCAGCATCACCGTTGACGACGACCTGACCGTCGCCGCCGGCGATACCCTGGTGGTGATTCAGCCGAACGGCGTGGCCCAGACTCGCATCATCCGCTCCGTTGCCGGCCGGGTGGTGTCGGTGACCAGCAACTTCGACGCCGCTCCTATCGCTGAATCGGTCTATGCGATCGAGACGGCCGAGGTCGTGCCAGAGACCTACCGCATCCTCACCATTGCCGAGAACTTCGGCGACGACAAACTGCAGTACGACATCGTGGCTGTGCAACACAACGCAAGCAAATTTGCAGCCATCGACAGCGGTGCCCAGATCGTCACGCCGCCGACGACGATCCTGCCCGGCGCGCTCCAGGCGCTGCCGACCAATGTCAAGCTATCCACCTATGACGCGGTCAAGCAAGGTCTGACTGTGGCCACTATGAGGATCACATGGGATCAAGCGAAGGGCGCTCAAAGCTACAATGTGTGGTGGAAAAAAGACTCGGGTGACTGGATCTACGCCGGCATCACTTACACAGCAGCAATGGAAGTGCCTGGCGTTTACAGCGGCACATACACGGCCCGCGTCTCAGCCGTAGGTGTGAATGGCAACGCTTCTCTGTGGGCCTATTCAGAGCCTACGATCCTTCAGGGAAAAATCGGCCTCCCACCAGCAGTCACCTCAATTACCACCGAAAGCCTGCTGTTCGGCATCGGTGTGCACTGGACCTTCCCATCAGGTGCGGAAGACACCCAGCGCACCGAGCTCTGGTATAGCCCTGGTACTGACGTCACTGCTGCGACCAAGCTTTCGGACTTGGCGTACCCACAAAGCGACTACGTGTTGCAGAACCTGCGCGCGGGCGCGGCGTTCTTCTTCTGGGCACGATTGGTGGACCGCACCGGCAACATTGGTCCGTTCTATCCAGCGGGCGTAGGCGTGCGCGGTGAGGCCAGCAGCGATGCCGGTGCGATTTTGGATCAGATCGCAGGTGAGGTAGGCAAGTCGGCGCTGGGCCAAGAACTGGCTGCAGAAATCGAGCTGATCACCGGCACCGGCCCGGGTTCAGTCAACGAGCGCGTACAGGAAGCCAGGGATCAATTGGGCGAGCAGATCGCCGCGGTTGATGGCGAACTGGGCAATGTGAAGGCGGAGTTGCAGGGGCAGATCGATGCAATCGCGGACCTGTCCGACTCGATGCCCTACAAGCCTGACCAGACCTACACCGCTGGCCAAAGCGTGTTGGGCGACGACGGCATTATCTACCAGGCGAGCAAGGCGGTACCGGTCGGCACACCGCCGCCCAACACTGAATACTGGCTGAACGTCGGCCAGGCGGTCGCAACCGCCAATGGCTTGGCCGCGCGCGTCCAGACGGTGGAAACCAAAGTCACATCCGTGGAGGGTGTAAATACCGCCCAGGCGCAGCAGATCACCGGGCTGCGCACAGACGTGGACGGCAAGGCGTCGGCCAGCAGCGTCCAGAGCTTGGGCAACCGTGTGACAACGGCTGAGGGCTCCATCAGCAGCCAGGGCACCGCAATCACCGGGCTGAATAACAGCCTGACCGCGACGAACAACAATGTCACTGCCGCCCAGACCGCCGCGAACAATGCGGCGACGCTGGCCGGCAGCAAAGGCAAGGTGCTCGTCCAGGCCGCCGCGCCGGCGGCCGCGGATCAACTCGCCCAAAATTTATGGATCGACATCACTGGAGGGACGAACACACCCAAACGCTGGAATGGCTCGGCCTGGGCGGCGGTCACTGACAAGGTAGCCACCGATGCTGCAACGGCTGCGGCCAATGCCCTGGCCGTGGCTAACACCAAGGCCGACGCATCCACGGTGCAATCACTGAGCAACACCGTTACCCAATTGGGGACGGATCTCACTGCGGCAGGTTCGGCAATCACCAGCATCAATACCTCGCTGGCCAGTTTGGGCGGCGAGAACTTCGTCTACAACCCGTCGTTCGATACCGTGAGCCCAGCTAATGCCACACTACCGGAAGGCTGGACGATAGGTTCCGGCGCCGAGGCTACGTTTGTTTCTTCGCTGGTTGCGTCGACCCTCGATCCGTTGGGTAAGGCTTGGAGGGCCGAAGTAGCGATACCGGCCGCCGGCGGCGTGATCGACTCCAATACCGCGGCGCGCTCTGCGGCCTCCGACTCGCAAGTGTTCACGCTTTCCGTGCATGCACGTGGTACGGCCGGGCTGGGCTTGCAGTTGACCATCCAGTTCCGAAACGCCGCATCCACACTGATAGGCGAGACAAACAGCGGCAACATCGCTGTCTCTGAGGTCTGGGGCCGATACAAGCTCACCAGTACGCCAGCGCCTGTCGGCACCACGCAGGTAAATCTACGAATTCGCACGCGACAGGGCCCTACCAGTCCAGCCACCAGCGGATTCATGGAATACGACCGGGTGAAGCTGGAGTTAGGCGCGACAATGTCTGGGTGGTCCGACAGTGTCGGAGTGATCAAAGGCAATATCACGACCCAGGCAGCGGCCACCACCGCACTCACTGGGCGCGTTACTCAGACCGAAACCGGGCTGACCAGTGTCAGCGGTCAGTTGACTCAGCTCAATAACAGCATCGGGTCAATGGGCGGTGACAACCTTCTGGCCAACAGCTCTTTTGAGCAGTTGCCCGCAGGCGTCAACGATCGTCCCCTTTACTGGCGTACCGGTAGCAGTGCTTCGGCGGCGCCGACGTTGACGTTTGTGGATTCGCCGCTGTCTTCCAGCACAAAGGCGGTCCGTCTGACCCGCGCAGCCCTTGCAAACGGTGGCTACATCGACCTGAACTGGCAATCTACGGACGGAGATCGTCCAAAGGTGGTGGAGGGGCAGAGCTACACCCTCAGCGTCTACGCTCGTCTGTCGAGCCCTTCGGCGCGCCTGGCCACGTACATCCAGTGGATGAACAGCGCCGGTACCGTCATCTCGACCTCGCAACTTGCAGAGACTCAGGTGGGTACGACATTTGCGCGTTTCAGTTTCACCGCTGTCGCGCCGGCGGGCGCTGTGGCTGCACAGGTCTGGGCCGGTCGACTCTTGAACAGGTCGGGCGCAGCCGCCGACATGTGGATCGAGTTGGACAACGTACAGTTCCAGGAGGGAACTACCGCAACGGCGTACTCGGCATCCGTTCAAGCCGTGGCCAGCGCGCAGGCGGCAACGTCTGCTGCAGTGGACTCGCTATCCTCGAGCGTCAGCCAACAAGGCAACACGCTGACAAGTGTGGGGGCGCGCACCACTACGTTGGAAAATGCTGTGAACAGCACCACCAACGGGCTGGCCACCAAGGCCAGTGCTTCGGCGGTAGACACGATCAGCAATCGAGTAACGGCGGTTGAAGGGGTAAATACCAGCCAGAGCAACAGCATTGTTGATCTGAATAACAGTGTGTCCACGATTCAAGGAAGTCTTGGGGCTTCTGGTCTGGACCCGGCAGCTGACGCGGTGTGGCAGTTCGACACGTCTGTAGAGGGTTGGACGGTCAGCGGGGGAACGATATCGGCCAGTGGCGGCAAGCTGGTAGTAGCATCGTCCGGCAGTGACCCTTATGTCATGAGTCCGACCATTGCGGTGCCAGGCGCACTGTACACGCTGGTGCGCGTGCGAGTTACTAGAACCGGCGGAGCTGGCTGGGATGGGAGGCTTTTCTATCGCACGGCTGGGCATTCATGGGGGGCCTACTACAAGAACAGGACCAATCCCAACTTGGCTGTTGGGCAAAGTATCACGCTGGAATACGACATGGCCGCGCTTGACGCTGGTGGTGCTGACTGGATCAGCAATACGATCCTAGGTCTGCGCCTTGATTTGGGCTCCACTGCGGCGGATACGTTCGAGGTTGACTGGATCGCTGTAGGAAGGTCCGCGCCGGCGGCATCCAGTCGAGCGCTCAACTCGCTGTCGTCGACGGTTACCCAGCAAGGCACTACCCAGACCGCCCAAGCCCAACAGATCACCTCGCTTCAGACATCGGTAGGAAGCGTCAATACAGCGGTTCAGACCGAGGCGACGGCGAGGTCGAATGCGGACACCGCGCTAGGCAGGCGCGTTGACACGGTCCAGTCGTCGCTTGGCGATACCAATGCCTCTGTGCAACAGACGTCAACAGCGCTGTCCACGCTCGATGGGAAGGTCAACGCTCAGTATTCCGTGAAAGTCATGACGACGAGCGGGGGATTGAAGGTGGCAGCCGGTTTTGGGTTAGGCCTTGAAAGTGACGGCGGCCTGACCCAGTCGACGTTCGCAGTCAGCGCCGACAGGTTTGTGGTGCTGCCGTCGAATTTGAGCGGCACTTTGTCATCGCCGTTCGCTGTTGAGAACGGTCAAGTCTTTCTTGCGGATGCCTATATCAAGAAGGCGACGATCACAAATGGCGTTATTGGGCAGACTCTGCAATCGGCGCAATACACGGTTGCAGGTTACCCACGGTTGAGGATCGACTTTGATTCCGGACAGATTATCTATGCCAACCGGAATAACGGTAGTACCTATCGGATCGACAACGATATGAACTCGACCTGGATCATAGATAACGTAGTTCGTGTGCGCATTGGGAGTTGGTAATGGGACAAGGCCTAGAGTGTTACAACGCAAACGCGCAGCTCATTTTAGGGACTGGAGATTCGATATCCAAGGTCATAGGTACCGTAACGACCCAGCAGAATGTTGCTGGTTCGGTCACGGTGCCAGATATGGCCGGCGGTGTTCGCGTCTTCATTGCGAAGTATACCGAGCCGCCTATGGGCCCTATCTATCAGTCGGTGCCAAGATGCCAGGTGAGTGTCAGCGGCCGAACCATCAGTTGGTCAGCAGGCCGCGGCCCGATATTTTTCAGCTACGGGGTTTATTGATGCCGTCAGGAATGCAGATCTTCAACGATTCCGGATTTATCCAGATCGACGCCGACTACCTGAACATGGAGCTGAAATCGCGGGGGAGTGGAACCATTGCCCCGTCGAACATGGCGAGCGGGGGGCCTACCAACTCCTACATACAGGTGACGGTGACTGGGGAAGCACCGGTACTCGCGGTACTGAGTGCTGGGTTCGTCGCTTCGTGGCTCATGTCCCGAAGCGGCAATACATTCACGTTCAATATTTTCAATGGAGAGAACGCGAATACAGCTGTGGAGTGGTTTGTGTTCGACAACTCGAGTAATGAGGGCCCTGGCAACTCGGGAATCCAGATATTCAATGCTCAATCAAGGCTCGTATTCGACTCCAACAAAAAATACCTTCGAGTCTTGGACTATTGGGAGCGCAATAATTCGAACCTTGAAACTCGTAGTTATCCTGGGAAGCGGCTGGCCACCGTGATGTGCGATTATGGATATCGCTACATTGTTGCCAATAGTCCGGTTGATCCAGGAAGCACAACAAAATGCATGCTTCAAAGCTTTCTAGACTGCACAAAGAATGTTGGTGATAGCTTGCAGGTTCAATCCCAAGGGACCTACACGAACACCTACGCAGACAGGACGCCCGGAATGCAATCTATATCCGAGTACCCGTCTCGAATGTTGGTGGTGGACGTCACCAATTACTGATTAACCCAAACCTAATGCTGGAGATATACCATGCCTTTCATCGTCATCAATGGTGCGAACTCGTACGACCCGAACAACCAAGTGGAATACGCTACCGAAGCCGAGGCGGACGCCAAAGCGCGGGAGATCTTACAGTCTTTCCCACAGTCGTCGATCCGCACCGCGCAGCTGCTGAACAGCTACAGCGCTAAGGTCACGATTAGCACCAAGGCGGTCCCAGAACCTGCCCAAACGCCGGAAGAGTCGCCTGCTGCCGAGTGAACGCTACCCAGCCCAATGCCCGCCCCGTGCGGGTTTTTTTTATGTGTGGAGAGTCCAGGATGAGCCAGCGTCCGCGATCGCCCATCCAGATCTTGTCAGTTTTGCCCGAGCTTGAATTTTATGTTCTCGAAAGGCCGCCATGAGAAAGCTGGGGCTGGCGAATAGCATCCTGGTTGATTCGCTGGTGTGGCATCGCAGCGCACGGTGTATCCCTTGCTACCGATCTCGCGACCACCTTCCCCAGTGCCTCTTTCGCTGTAGGCCGCACAGCCACCAAGCGCGGCTAGCATCAGCATTGCAAACACCTTCTTCATTTCTGACTCCCTTCATAGAGCGCACAGCTTAGCGCTGATACACATCTGGCCACCATACCCGCCATCGAGCGGGATTTTTTTTGCCTGGAGAAAGCCATGCCTCGTATTACCGAACAACAGGCCGGCGGCCGAAATGTGCTCGCCTTTCTGGACATGATCGCCTGGAGCGAAGGCACCAGCACCTCTCTGGCGACCCGCGACAACGGCTACGACGTGATCGTGACTGGCTTCGATGGCAAGCCAGAGACGTTCACCGACTACAGCGACCATCCATTTGCCAAGGGTCGGCCATCCAAGACCGTCAACCGCACGGGCCTGACCTCAAACGCGTCGGGTCGGTACCAGCAGATGAAAAAGGATTGGCCGCACTACAAAGCGCTACTGAAGCTGCCTGACTTTGGCCCGGTCAGCCAGGACCGGCTGGCTATCCAGCACATCAAGGAATGTCGGGCCCTGCCTGATGTGATCGCCGGCCGCTTCGAGGCGGCAGTCATCAAATGCCGGAATATCTGGGCAAGCCTCCCGGGTGCCGGGTACGGCCAGCGCGAGCATCGCCTCGATGTCTTGCTCACACAATACAAGGCCGTCGGCGGGGCTCTGGCATGAATCCGGGCCAATTAAAGGTGCTGGCCCAGATCGGGGCTGTGCTCCTGCTGATTGGCCTGGCCGCTGCGGCGCTATACGGCTCTTACAACCACGGCGTCACCGTCACCGAGCTCCGCTGGCAAGCACAACAATCTGACCAGGCCGCTTTGCAGGCCAAGGCTCTGGTCGCCCGCACTACCGAAAACCGAACCGAAGAACAGCGCCGCCAGACCGCGGTGAACGAGGTAGCCAATGACTCAAAAGAACAGGGGGCGGCTGCTGCGATTGGCATTGCCGCTGCTAGCGCTGCTGCTGACGGGCTGCGCAGCGACACCGCCAGAGTTATCGCCGCCGGCGCCGGCGTGCCCGGCGATCCCGGCCTTGCCGACAGAGGCGAAGCAACCCGCCGCGCCGCCTTGGTGCTCTCCGGACTGCTCGACCGGTCTGTCGCTCGAAATCGAGAGCTGGCGAAAGGATTTGACGATGCCCGCCGCGCAGGACTGACCTGCGAACGGGCCTGGGCATCACTTACGAAGTAAATCTGCCGGGGAGGTAATGATGTTCACAACTCAATTCATTTTGCAGTACAGCTATGGCGCTCACACGCTTGTGGTCAAGGCTGGCGGGGGTTCGGTAGCGGTGGAAAAGCGGGTGGGTAACGATTGGGTTACCACCGATATTTTCGCGAAAGATGGCGGGTGGCGCCTTCAGCTCGGCAACACGCCAACCCGCTTCAGTCCCAGCGCGGGCGCCGCATTCGAGGTGACGAAATGA